CTGGATCTAAATTTAACCGTACACCATCAATATAATGATAACAGGCATACCCGTCTACTAGTGATGAAACTATCGTAATGTTGCTGAATGTAATATTACTGCTGTTTGTTACTTCAGGCAAGGCTAGGGTAATGTCAAGATTACTTACGGTAGCATTAGTTACATAGTTAAATCTAAGTGTGTTTGAGAAAACATATGGTCGTAAATAATGAATCCTTAGCCCATCTATCGTAACGTTGGTTGAGTATGATATCTGTAGAAAATCATAAGCTGTATACCCGAGGCCAGATGTCTCACAGGCTGCGTGAAAATCATTAATAACTATATTTGAAACATAACTGAAATCAGCGTAGCTTCTACGATAATCCATGTTATTCCAACGCACCGGTGTCCCATTATATTGAACTCCTAACACGGTAGAAACACCAACGCCTACATGATTTATTGAAACTGCACTGCATTCATCAATATCAAACATACGCCAGAATGCACAGTTGGTAAGTGTTACATACTTTGCCTGTGAAGAGCCTAAGTGTAGATAATCTATATTGCAGGTATCAAGGCTCACTCCACCAGTGTTGGTAGTGTAAATTGTAGCTAAACCATAAAAAGTAGACCCACTATATTGGCTACCTGAGGGTGTAATATCAGTCATGATAATGTTAGGAACTCTTACTCTCGCCCCAACAGGTAGTTTGTTTCCATGAACATCATCACCAAAGATAAGCTGGTTTGTGCTTTGTGCTGAAACAGGTAAACTTGCATTGTACGGCTTGACAACTAATGGTTGCTGAAAGTACCTACCATATAACCCATTACCTATGGTGGCTTCCCATGAACTGTCCCACCACTCCATAGTGCTAACACCATCGGTCATAGTACCGTTAAGCCATATCTGCCATTCATCAGTACCTACACCTGTTTCCACCCACACTGCGTTTGCTCTACCTGCAGCAGGATAGGTAAGGGTTTGATTTGAAGTGCCATCCCCAGTACCAATTTCAACCCAGTTACCCTGTACTTCTAAATCTCCCAAGCCGTATATATTAATGTTAGTATTGGTGCCAGAAGCATTTCTACGCAGTGCAAACGTTATAATTTCTGTAGTGCTGTCATTCTCAATGCGAAGCTTTCCGTTATTGATATTGATAATCTGCCAACCTTTAGTCTGATTGGTATTAACCGTGACGGTTGCACCGTTGTTAATATTTAACGTACTAATATCCACCCACCCACCAGATAGGATATTGATATCATCAACATTTATGTCAGTAGATACGGTATAGATAGCCATTAGCTAAGGATCTCCACTGCCCTACCTGCTGCTATAAGTCCGGCCTGCTCCATCATGTTTATACCAGCAATCGTATCAGGAAAATCAAGCGTAATATCTTCAGACACCATGAACATCTGCCAGAAGTAATCCAGTATAGCATTTTGTGCTGCTGCTGTTTTAATAGCTGCGTACTCTTCAGGAGTAATGCGTGCAAGAAAAGCCCGCTTAGTAATTGTACGTGGGTTCACCTCTTCAACTGGAGAAACAATAATAGCATCCTCAATAATTGGTTTTGCAGGAGTGATGATAAACGCACCGCTTGCATAGCGTATATTTGCACCAGCATTAATCAATTCTGCCTCAATTTGAGACAACTCTAATTCAAAAAGAGCGCCTTCAACCGGCTCTTCTCCACAAACTATGTAGCCGTCCATCAGGTATGCTTTCATGGTTTATCCCCACTACCTTCGCTTCCTCAATTTAATAACGTTGTCTAACGTTACTCTTGCCAACCTCGCCATCGCACTGTCAGAATACTTCGTTAGATTTTTAGTAGATAATAGCTGCAAGATTTGCTCAAAAACTTCGGCATCAAGCTCTTCTTGGGTGGTAGTAACCGGGGCTATAACTTCGTCTACCGCAAGCCCACATTTTCTAAGCAAGAACTCTCGGTCATCCACCATTGTAGTGTCACCTGCGTCGCTACTCCTTAAAGTTCATCCAAGACCACAGATTCTTTATAAAGTCATAATGGGCCACAAAATCCAGTAGCAGATCAGCGGTTACTAACGCTATAAACACCTGCCCTACCCTGCTAACTATAAACCTGGTAAAAGTTAGGCCCCACTTGGAGGTTGCTAATGCTCTGACTTCAGCCAAGTCTTTATCTATAGTAACTGCCTCTTCCACACGCTCATCCAGAGCCTGTATACGCCCTTCGTTAATGCAGTTATCACAGTGATCCTCGGTGTGTGCACGCACCGTCATAGCTAAATCCTGCAGCATCTTTGTAAGGCTCTCTACGGTTATCTTTACTTCATCTATTCTACGATGAACCACTACCTTGTCTTCTACAATAGCAGTTAATTTCTCGTCTAGTCTGCTCAGTCTGTCGCAGGCTGCTATAAACTTTTCTTCCTTAGCTTCGCTGCGTCTATTTATGTCCAACAATGAAGCTTCAATTGAACCAAGACGCACACCAAAGGCCGCGTACTGCTCCACAGACTTCATAACTAATCCCTCAAGATCTACAGCCATTGGCTACTACCTCCAATCTATCGCGTAATTTTGTCGTTTTACACAGGTAGGTAGCCTTGCACACATCTGCTAGCACCTTATATTCATCACCTTCTAATCCGGTGTTGAAGAATACTTTTGTGTTGTCCGAGTGTTCATGCACCCAGTTGCATACGTCCATTCCAGGGTTAAAGGGCATGATTAAATCAATGACCACAGCATCTGGAGGGTTGAGTAGCACTGCAGCCTTAAACTGATCGCAGTCCCTGAATAACTCGCAGGTAACATCTTTATGAAACCTATATGTGGTAACTGACCACAGCATTAACTCTGTTACATCATCGTCAACAATATAAACGAGCATACGTAGGGTCCTCACATAATAAAAGCCATGCTCTATTATATACAAAATAGTGCATGGCTTTATTAGTAAAAGTTATGTGCGTAGAAGATTATTTTGCAGGCACTGCGGTAGCCTCGGCAATCTGCTCTTGTAGTTTAGCTATTACTTCGTCTGCTTTTCTTGATGCGTACAAGGTACCAGCTTCTTCTATAGCGGTAGCTGCTCTGGTGGCTGCGTCACTAAGGGATGGTTTGGGCGCTTCATCTTCACTGAACGCACCAACCACAGCAGGTACAGCGGCGGCTACAGCTGCAGCAATGTAAGGCTTCATGTCAGATACTTGACCTGTCTGTGCAAACTGCTGAGCGGCTCCTACGATACCGGCAGAAGCTGCTGCGCCCAGCGCAATGCCTAATCCTCTTAACGTCGATTTACTGTGTCCCAGAATTCTTGAAAAAATACTCATGACTATTCTCCTCTAAGTTTTTTATTCCAACTGGCTGCATCTGCTACAGCTGAAGGATTTACTGTCCTGTAATTACCTAAGTGACCTATAAACATGTGGCAAAGTATTCCCTTAGACGCTGATTCGCATAAGGTAATAAGGTTATGTGGATCTAACTCTAGCGACGGGTTCTCGTGGAACGGTATGATATGATGCACTTCCAGTTTCTTAGTTCCGCCACATACAGCACACGTTGGATGCTCCTCTAAGTGTGCTTTACGAACACTAGACCATTTAGAAGACCTTTTAGCGGTAAGTGGAGCTTTACCCTGCCAGGTATCTCTAAGTTGTTTCAGTAGTGTCATGGCGCTTCTGTAGGTTGTTCATCGTCTTCAGCAAAGCTACCCCCAAACCAATTCACCGCTTTTCTCCACAAGTAGGCTCTAGTTGACCACATGCCGTCTTCTTTGCAAATCCTATAAAGTAGCTCATCAGCTCTGTCTCTATACTCTAGGAGTTTGGTTTCTACGCCCATGAGCTGGTACAAAGCGTCATGCACGAGAGACGCTCTCATAGAGGACTTGCTATCCCAGGTAGGCCCAGAGGCTCCATCCCAGGCATACCCTTTATTGATAGTCAGTGTTCCATCCACCCACAAATGCACGTAGTCACCAATAGTAACGTCAAAGTCATAGATGCCTACGTTTGTCTGATACGACTCAGCTAGTTGGTATTTGTAGCCTTCATAGTATTTTATCTTCGCCGTGGCCATCGGGATACTCCTCTATTGTGTCAGTCATTAGCTGTAGGGAATTCATCTAGGTTCTCCATTAACTTGTGATATATTTTAGTTCTTTCTTCTAGTCCGTTGTAGCCGCCATTAATACGTTTGGTGCAACCTTTGATGTCACCATTATCTGCGTAACTATTAAGGTTATTAGTTTTCCAAAACCAACAAGCAGACTCTAAAGCACCTTCAGAAGTCTTTAAGTATTCTAGGGTGCGGTCTAAGTCTTTATTGATGAAACGTGCAAATGTGCTGATGTTGTGTTTTCCAGTCAATTGAATATACCCGTGACCTCTATACTTATAACCATCACCAGAGTCCTCAGAGCCATTACCCATACGATTAGCATACACTCTATTTGCAATAGCTTTTGGTTGTCTGGCGTACTGTTGAGCAGTAACAGGAGTGAAATACTTTCCGAAAACTCTAACAAGTGCAGAAGCACTGTAGTTAAGATTTTCAACTGAAACTGAAAAGTTCATAGATTCATGAGCACATTGTGCAACAAACATAGCTACTCTATGCTTAGTGTTTATTCCGTAGGTTGCTAGAAGATCTAGGTTCCATTTCACTTTTGGATAAAGTTCTTCTAGTGTCATACTAAACTCCTTGGTGGTGCTGGTTGTGTGGGCGACTAAACATGGCCACTAGTGCTGGTATTCCGGTGCTCAACAATACCGCAAAAATAGTAGACCAGAATTTTATATCAAAAGAGTTAATTACAGTTCCGTACAGGTACAGCGGAACATTTATACCAGCAGACAAGAACACCCCCCAAAAGATACCGGGCTCCGTAATACGTTTATCAAGGGCTGCCAGCATAGTACCGGCACCCAGTGTTAAGCGCAGCATTCCAAAAAACAGAAACATACCCAAAATAGTGATACCCGGAACGTTAGACAGCAGCAGCCCCATAACTGCTGTTAGTAATACTAAATACTTTGGACTATCACCTGTCTTGCTACCTAAAACATCAACAGACAGTATGCTGGATGATGCCATTAATATGGAGTCTAGCGTACTACCTAAACCGCACAGAATCATAATTCCAAAGTATACTGACACCCACGGAGGTAGTAACGCTTTGACTAGGTATGGACCAACCGTAGCTGCAGACGGAACAGCCATTCCAGAACCAATTACCATACCAGCTGCCAAAAACCCCAGTAAGCCTAAACTTACAGGCACAACTATAAAGGCAAGCATTGCACCGGAGTAGGTACGCCGTACTTTAGATGGAGGCATTGAGAATACGCGTTGCCAGTGCATCTGGTCGGCGTATAAGGCAAATAAGTGACTCAACGATACTAAAATTCCAAAAGTATAAAACACCTTCCAGTTAAATATACTGGAGTACTTCCCAGTAACTCCTCCGAAACCAGCTTGAACTACCTCCCACCCTCCTCCCTTTATTATGCACCACGGAACTATTACTAGCAGGGCTGAGTAAATTATTAACATCTGTATGTAGTCAGTAATAATAGAGGCACGCATACCCCCCTTAAAGATATAGGCGGTTATAGGGGCAACAATAATAATAGATATAAGCCACGTAGGTATATCAAAGTGTAGCTTAAGTAGTGTAGTTGCACCAAGAATTTGAGTGGCGAACGAGCACATCAACACACTCATCATTATGGACACAAACAGTGTGTGTGTTCGTCTTGTACCAAAGCGCGATTTGGCGTACTCAGGTAAGGTGTATCCTGCTGGAAACTCACGAAGAGTTCTATGCGCCACGTACCCAAACAGACCTAACGTTAGCGTATTACAAAAACAAAAGAAAAACAAACCAGCCATACCAAGCGAAAAGGCCTGCTGCGATGAAACAAAAAGTGCGGGGGCCCATATCCACGCTGCAGCTATGGACATAGCCATCATTATTCCGCCCTGTGTTCTGTTTGCCAGCAAAAATTTATCAAAGTTCATTAATTTACCTCCATTTCTATTACTGTAATGAGCCACAACAGCTAGGCATAAATTTTAAAATAGGACTCCCGTACTTACGTATGAGCGCCTTTTTATCATCTGACCGTTTACCTGCGTAAATAGGCTGCCAATTTGCATCAATACCAAAATGCCTACCTCCATACCAACTTAGCGAGGGATATTTTAATTTAGTATCTCTGTACTCTGCGTCCCCTGTTATGCTGTAGATATAGTCTTTAGCCACATATTTATAGGTCGAAGCAGTATCCTTTATCTTGTTGTCCATGTTTGATACAGCCCAGCGTTCAAAATCTAGGGTATCAAAAAAGTGAAACAGTCTTGAATACATGTCAAGTGGAGTCATACTTTGTGTAAGTATTCTAAGCTGTACCCACTGCCATTTGCAGGTGAAGTTCAACCACCACGTGTAGTCGTGCCAAGAGACGATCCTTCTTGGTATAAACCCCTCAGCGTAAGCATAATTTGTAAACGTCTGCGATAGTTCCAGGGTGCCCACTGGTCTAGGACTATTTTGCTTAAACTTTATAAAATTATCTTCCCACGGACTAGCATGAGGGTACGCATCCTGAACCATAACCTGGTTCCCAAAGATCTGGTCGCCAATCTCACCCGTTACTACTAACTTATCATGAGTAAATTCAAGCATAGGATCAATAGCTTCGTTACGTCTTATTTTTATTCTTAGTTTATCTTTTATAAACTGGTCATAGAACAGTGGGTATTCATTTATCGAGTTATTATTAAGAACTACGGTCAGCTTGGTAGTCAGCCACTCTTCTCCAGCCACTCTAAGAAATGCTGCTAGAGCAGCGGTAGAATCTATTCCCCCAGACCAGTATAAATCCACTTCCCTCTGCTGTGTGGACGCTGTATCAATAATGTACTGTGCCCGCTCATCAGCAATATCTGCGAATGATTTAGTAGTGCTAAGCTCTCGTTGCAGAGGAGAAAGTACGGTGTACATGTCATCAGCAAAAAACCCAGATCTGTCTACTACCCCCCCACTAACTATGTTAGTCATATAACTTACTGGGGTAAATTTTAACATGTTTCGCCTATGGTCAGCATGCCCTCGCGACGTTAGCAGTGTTGGGGCCAAGTCAAAGTCTACCCGCTTTTCTTTAGCTTGGTATGGTGGAGGTACTGGTATAATAGCTTGAAGTGGAAAACCCTTCTGCTTAGTTATGTTTCTCCAAGCTTGTCTATATTTTCTCCACAAGCCTTTAAGTTCGTTGGATAGTGGAGAGTTTTCTAATACAGTCCAATCTGAGTATCTTAAACAGTGTTCACGCTTGTCTAATAGCGATTTGGTCGCGCTATCTAGTACTAACTGCGATGCTTTCTTAAACGTGTATGTCCGGGTTAACTGCTGATACTGATCGTATACAGGCACACCTAATACCGGAACTAACATTCCGTAGTCTGGGTCTGAAATATCTGGTGTAGGTATTTTACTTGGTGGCACGGCTGCCCACCCTCGTTGCTGTAATACCTCAACAGATACCATGTCAGTAGGAGGCAGCTGAAGTATTTTAACAACCTGCTGCGTAGTAAACAGGCCACTTACCGGGGTGCCGTCATTAGATATCTTGCAATATTGCATATTATTCCCCGTATTTTACCCCTATGCTCTTAACTACAAGTTGCTGGTTAGTTAGCATAGTAAATTTATCCCTCTCATACATGGCCTCTTGGCTGTAACGAGCTATGCGCTCTTCAACATCCCCAAGTTCAGAAGCCAAAAATCCACTAGCAGGGTGTAGCAACAGCTTGTACAGCATTTGTAGAGGATTATCAGAGTGTATACAATGCACAACTAAATTAACATACGGAAACATCCATAAATTTGAGTATTTAGTTATGTCAATATACGCCTTACCTTGAATAAATGCTTGCAGCGCCATCTCTGACGTAGCGGTTGAACACACATGAGTACATTGTGATAATACCTGCAAACCACTTAACCCAGCCCCTAAAATTCTATGGTATCCAAACTCCATACCTAAACTGCGTTGCAACTTATCTTGTGATAGCGGGTGCATCTTTATAAACCACTGTTGATCTGCCATTAGCTCGTACAAGCGTTCTTTGTCTACCGCTTTTTCAAAAACGTTTCCTCCGGGTAGAAAAATAACTTTCTTTGGAAGTTTAGTATCAGAGTCCACGCTAGAAAGTTTGTACTTATCTGAGTGCAGAAGAGGCTCAAGCCTGCTTATCTCGGCTTTAGATGGTACGTACGAGTCAGCTACTATTTTAGCCGTAAGCCTGGCGTTTATCTCTGCTGATAGTGTTTTTAACAAGAGCCCACCAAATACGTCGTTATATGAGAACTCGTTGAAGTAAGGTGGGTGTATAGGAGATATGTCTGCTGAGCACGGCAGAGGTAATGTAACATCTAGCAGTTCTTCAATGTGTTTCGTAAGTGCATACTTGTTAACCCGCTCAAGCGTACCAATACGCCCCTCATCTTCCCCTGATTGATGTAGTACTAGCGCGTTTAATGGTTTCATGCTTACCCCGCAGTTATAATGTCAGTTGCAAACGTTGTGTTATAGGTGGTCAAAAGAGTAGTCAATAACTGTTGTGTCGTGTCCAGTATGTACTGTGTGCTTACCAAAGTTTCCCAGGCAGTTAACTTTTCTGTTGACACTGTGGTATCAATAGTAGTTGAGGCTGATGTCAACAACGCCGTTACGTATGTAGTTGACCAAGATGATATCCATGACGTTGGGTAAGTAGTTGTATAGGTTGTTGCGAACTCTGTAGTTAGCAGCGTAGAGTTAGACGTAGACCACACCGTGGCTGTTAAGTTTGATGTATCCCAGGACGTAATGTAGGACGTGCCTTGTGACGTTGTCCACGACGTGGTAATGCTGGTATCGCGTGAAGTGCTATAGTAGACAGTAGTTGAATGAGACGTGGTCCAGGAAGTAGTGGTTGCCTTGGATGTAGTCCAAGAAGTCGTAGTTGATCTTATCGTACTGACTACATAGGTGGTATTCCATTTAGTTTCGGCACTAGTGGACCATGTAGTTGTCCATGTGGTTGTAGCTGATGTATTTACTGGGGTACTCCAGGTTGTAGTACGTGAAGTATCTCTACTTAATATTACACTAAACCCTTCATTATTTACGGACTCATAACTGGTTGACCAATAAGTAGACCTTGTGGTGATATAACTAGTAACCTTAATAGTAGCAAGTGACGTAGACAAGCTGGTGTTAATGTACGTGTTAAGTCTGGTTAATACTGCCCACGAACTATCAAATCTAGTTGAGGTAACCAGGCTGGTTGTGTAACTGGTAGTTGTAGCCCTGGACGTAGAGTAACTAGTTGTTACTACTGCTGAGGTAAGCCACGATGTTGAGGCGGTAGTTAACGCTGACGTGCTGAAACTGGTAGTTGCAGACGTACTCAATGATGTTGTATAGCTTGTGCTAGTACTTACCGACGTATTGAACTCAGTTGTAATAAGGGTGCTACTACTTGTATTATACAGAGTTAATGCTGACGTACTTACTTCAGTAGATATAGTAGTATCATATAGGGTGGTAAACGTAGTGTCGTAACTTGTTGTATAAGTAGTTGATAGAGTAGTATCAACGTATGTAGCAAGGGATGTTGATACCAATGTATTGGCAACCCAGCTGGTAGTGATACCAGTCTGCGTTTCTAACGTAGTTAGCGCACTTGTCTCTTGCTGTGTGTTTATACTCGTGTTACTAACTGCACCTAGCGTGCGCACACCTATCATAACAGACCCCTACGGTGTGGTAGGATACACCACAAATAATGGAAAGTTCTCTTGGCTCGGTATATCTCTAAGCGCCTTACGATATATACGCCATTCCTCTCGAAGTTCAGGTGTTAACTCTACGTCAGGTAGCTCAACCCAATCACTGATTTCAAGTAATTTATTTCTTTTTAACCTGACCGTGGCTGCCGCCTTTGATATGTGTGCGTTAGACGCCACTGAGAAGTTGAACGTTCTCACTATATCTCCGGTAGTACTTACTGTTGGTACTCCTAACGTTACTATACACTTACCCAGCTGTTCCCGCACCTCTACAGGAGGGTGTGGAATTTTACTTACTGGTACCTGTACCCAGCCTAGTGGCATTAAAAAATCGTTGGTAAGAAGCTCTTCCGGGCAAGACATACTCAGCTCATGCAAAACCTTAACATACGAGACTGGCGTGGTTATCGGCACACCAGAACTATCTATGCGACTGTACTTCATACTAGCTCCTCTACCCTATATTAAAGGCACTAACAACTCCACGTATTACTCCGTCTGAACTTATAATAAAGCTCACTAGATCTTTGCCAGCGGAGGTAAATAGTGGCACGGTAGAATTAGACCACTTGACACCACTCCATAATACTGGGTAGGCCCCAAAATTGTTGAGCTCACATACAATCACAGAAGTAGCCGTAGATGGAAAATTAATAAAACTTACCGAGGTTGATTGGGTAGCAGTCAAACTAAAAAATGATCCATCGTCATAATCTATAGTTATAGTACCAGTCCCTACTATTGGGTCAGCCTCTTGCATGCCACCGTTAACTATTGTGGCATTAAGTATCTTGCAGTATACATCTGCGTACCCGCTACCTGTGGTATCGAAAAATCCGAAGGTACCGCCACTACTTATGGCAATACTTCCTGAGGCTACTGAGTTCCATACAAAACCCAAGCGCGGTGAATAGTCAGGGGTTAGCATGGTATTGCCAACCAATGCTGCTTCCCTAATTTGCACGCATGAACTTGCTGATATTCCAGCAGCTGTTGAGGCTATAAATGATGCCGGTGGCGAATAAAGATTGTCTTGCTTTGCATGAACATGATCACCTCTAGCGACTAAGGTGGAACTACCTATAGCAGCTACACCTCCAGCACTAGGTAGATAATCTGCCAATCCACTAATATTGTTAAAACTAGTGCCAACTGCCTCGCCTATATTGGGTGTTGTAAGCGTTGGTGATTCAGATTTGACAACACTACCAGATCCAGTTGAAGTGGTGGTACCCGTACCCCCGCACACTACAGGAAGAGTGCCACTAACTAGTGTGTCTGCAGTAGTTGCAAATATAGCGCTGTTTGGAGCAAATACGGTTAAACCAGTTCCACCGTATAAAGTAGCAAGGGTAGCTGCCTGCCACGTACCTACACCTATTGTACCAACAGTAGAAATAGCTGCAGACCCTATCCACGTAGAAAGGGTTGTGTTCTCAACACTACCTAAGCCGAGGTTAGATCTAGCTATTTCTGTATTTACCAGATCAGCTAGATTATTTTCAGCTAGCATGGCCCCGCCGGACGAAGCATACGCTGCTTCCCACGAGCTACCGTTGTACACCTTCATTATGTTATTCGAGGGCGTGACGTCAGTATAGTAATATAATGACCCAGGTAATATTGTGTTTCCGTTGTATGTAGTAACCGGGTCTACCGCAAATTCTCCCAGATAACGCTGGTTAAAAGAATCGAGCAAAGTAGACGTGGTGTCAGCATGTGCAGCGGCTTCGTATTTACTATCTGAGGCTAAATCTGCTGAGATGCCAGCAGCTATACGAGAAGCTTGTGCGTCCTGGGCTGAAGTATTAGCCTCTTGTGCCCGGAGGGCTGCTGTATCAATATACTGTGCAGATATTGAGGCAGACGATGCAGCCGCAATAGCTGATATAGCCGCGTTAGCCGCATTAATTATAGCTTCGTCTGTCTTGGTAGTGGCTAGGGAAGCTGCACTAGATGCCCTATCAGCGTCGGCAGTTACTTGCATTTCTGACGCAGCTGCTGCATCAGCACTAGCTGCAGCGGCAGCTGATAAGTCGGTTATAGTACTGATGGTGGTACCTGCTAACGTGGCACTATCTGCTGCCACTATAGCAGACGCAGCGGCTGCGTCTTTAGCTATTTCAGCTGCTGATTCAGAGGCGGTGGCTAAGATAGCGGCACTGCTAGCACTTATATTGGCAGCTACAGCCAGTTCTTTAGCAGCTATAGCTGCTGCTGCAGCTGCTTCAGCGTTAAGTAAATGTAAGGCTGCATCAGCTTCTGAAGCTGCAGCGGCTTCTTGGGATAAGGCTGCCTCATATGCATCTAGAGCGGCGTTATCCTCAGACACGGAAGCAGCAATTGCATTAGCCGAGGAATTCTGTTCACTTTCCAAACAATCTAAACGTGCTTGTACGGCGTCAGCACTACTTGTTTGTGCCGCCAGCTTGTAGGCTAATGCTTGTTCAGCTGCGCTAATAGCTTCTTCAGAGGCTATGGTAGCTTCTAGCGCGGCGTTACTAGCAGTATTGGTTGAGCTTATTACTTCGTCATGAGCTGAGGCTACATCAGCAGCAGCTAGTAGTATATCTGATGCGTTAGACGCAGCGCTAGCTGCTGCAGCTAGAGCTGCCGCTTCCGACGCTACTATGGATTCAGCTGCTGCTGTGGATGTTGCAGCGTTAATACTGGCCAACGTAGCAGAGGCTTCAGCACTTATAGCCGAAGCTGCAGCGTTAGAAGCACTTAACGACGCACTTGTTGTAGCTGCTTGGGCAGCTTCATCGTAGTCATTCCATTCATGTGTTTCTATACTATAGACACGTATTTTATCTGTTATGGTGTTTACGTATGTGGCACCGTCCAACAATGGATCTCCGTTGCCATCTACTAAGGGGTCGGTGTCAGAATACCCAATAAACGTTCTTCTAAAAGCAGTAAGGGCCGCAGATAGTGAATCCGCAGCTGCAGCAGCGTTTACTTCTGAAATAGCGGCACTAGTCTTACTTGCAGCCGCGTTAGAAGCACTTGTGCCTGCTGACGCTGCATAGACCTGCGCGATTGCTGCGCTATCTACCGCTGTTTCTGCTGCGTAGGTTAAGGCTAACTCTACTGATGGCACCCTAAACCAGTTAGAGCCGTTAGAGATAATTGAATCACCGGCTAACCATAAGGTTAGTCCGTTTACGTTAGTGCTACCAGATTCACTAACTCTGTATAACCAGTTGGCGTTGTCCTCAGAGGCGGAGGGGATAGCAGGAGTATTAGTTGAAGCATTCCACTCTCCTTTTATAACATACCCAGAGGCAAGCCCTCCTAGTACCTGGTCTATTTTTCTAATAGTATTGGTGGTGAGGTGTACCGGCCAGTCCTGATCTCCTACGTTAACCTCAGCGAAACCAAAATTAGGTGTGTAGTCAGTGGTTACTTGATATTGTACGTTATACGCCGTGGACCCTTTGTATGGGGCTGTAAGGGTAAGTTGGGTATCAGAATCAACCGAGGATACTTGATAGAGAACCACATCGTTTTTTATTTTAAATGCGTTACCTGGGGCTACTTTTGTAATAAATTTAGTACCAGTGGCCCCAGTAACTACAGCAGAGTTATTGGTAACTGAAACAGTATACTGTGTGTACTGGGACATGGGCTTCTCCTAGATTGGTTACATGTATCTTATATACACTGGTAGGGTAAAAATTATTAAGGATTGTACACAGGTAATGAAGCTATAAACTCATGAGGGTCTGGAACGGCTGACAAGTCACTACTCCAATAGCTTTCAGCCGCATAATACAATTCCCACACTGATGACCACCATGTAGCTAGTGTTATTGCTTGTGCTTGAAAGGGTCCTACAAACCCAGCTGAGGCTAGTGCCATTTGCATGGAAGACCAGTCTCCATGTAGTTTAGCAACTGAATTGAAATGATTATTCATAGCGAACTGAATGTCATACGTGGCTTTTGTGATGTCAACGCTCCACTGTTTTGTGTACCAATCCCACACGCAGTTACTAGACGGGGCAGGAGGTACTGTATGTAGCACCCCAGATAGATAGTATTGTTGTCCAGGCTTAGCTTCCTTACCAACTACTACTCCGATACTATCAGTAGCCAAAGACTCTGGACTAAAACTGGTGCCAGACGTAGTGACCATGCCATTACTCTTATCGTACGTGAAAAATTGCTTACTCATCGTTGAGCTCCTATGGCAAAAATAGAGGTACTCGTTACTGACCTTCCTGTAGGCTTGGCAGTATAGGTGGACCCTGAAATAGTGTGGCTACCTGCAGATAACACTCCAGACCATACCGCAGTAGCTGAGCCTGTGTAGTTATTGGCTATTGACACATGCCAGGACGTTTGGGCCACTCCATCCACAGTTATAGTAACACCAAATGATGTGTCTTCAGCAGCTGTTGAAAGCGCTTGGCTTGTAGCTGCCGCAGTAATAAAAACTCTACAAGCTACAGTTAGACTCATAGAAACACTAGGAATAGTCCCTGACCCTGTTGCACCTACTGGAACAGTTACCTGGTTTCCATTGATATGTAGCGTATTTATCATAGCTGTATTTGCTTTCAGACTGCTAGCTTCAATATCACCCCTGGCAGTTAGTGAGCTAAATTCAGCACTGCCTGCATAATTAATGGCCCACCCAGACACGCGGTTAACATAGTTTGCACTTTTTATTTGTCCGCTAGGGGAAGAAACTGTTATATTCTGTCCTATTATTGTCCCAGCCTTCAGACTGCTAGCTTCGATATCTCCGCGCACTCTCAATGTATTGTTGGAAGCGTTCCATGCCAAACTTCCAGTAAGGTCGCTACCAGATAGATAGAAGTTTCCAACGTTATCCATGTAGGTCTTCCACGTTCCACCTGTGTAGTATCCCATGTTGGAAGCAGTCAGATAGAGCCCAGATCCTACTGGTGCCGAACCAAACCTAGATGGAATCCCGGATATACTTCCCCAGGAGGCGGTAGTGGCCGCAGCCTGTGCAGCCGCATAGGCGTCTGTGGCATAATCATATGCACTGTCTGCTGCCCCAGCGGCTATATTAATTGCTGATTTGGCCGCGTCAGTAACTGCCTTACTGAGACTGGCTTTGGCAGTGTAATACGCGGTAAACTTTGAACGAAACGTTGTGGCAACAATATCACTCGTAGCGTTTAGGTCTGACAACAATGGATTAAGGTAAGCAACCAGGGCATTATATGAGTTAACGTAGGTAGAAGTATTGCACGAGTAGGTTGCAGCCTGACCTATTAAAGACGGGTATTCACCAAGTATGGCGTCGTACTCCATTTTTATGGCGGACTTTTCAAGCGGGGTAAGCTTACTATCACTGGCAAACGTGTCCAGAACAGCTACTGCAGTAGACAAGTCTACGTTTACCGTGTCAGTCAGCTGCTTGTTAAGCTCAGTTCTCTCATTGTAGTAGGAGGTAAACGCCCCTCTATATGTGGCTCCGTCTATTGGGCTGGTCTCTGAAAGAGATACAAGTAACGGGGCCACATACTCAATAAGACTAGTATACGCCCCTGTGTACTGCGCGGTTGAAAGTCCGTAGATTGAAGCTTGGGATAGTATGGTTGGATACTCTGCTATAATAGTATCTACAGCCAGCTTAAGAGATGATTTTTCTAGAGGAGTCAACATATCATCGCTGGCGTACTCTGAAAGCGCTGCTAGAGCCTCCTCAGCAGCTGCTGCTCCGCCATCGGCTACCGTTTGAATTTCATTTAGTGTTATACCAGTTCCATCTATTTCTACGCTACCATTTAAGGTTTGAATTTTATTTGCACTGAGCACGCCATATATCTTGGCATCACCTATGGTGGCATCTCTGATATAGGCACCTTCCATCATCATGGAATTGCCCTGTCGTACATACGCCATATAATTTCCAACGGCATTGGGGGTGCCGGTGGTGGTAGCCACTATTATCTGATTAGGTTCAAGTGCGGGTAACCCTGACCCAAAAGCGGTTTTGCTTAGCGTGGCCTGGCCTATATCATCTTCTACCTCTAGCAACGTGGCAATGATATATGAGTCTTGGGCTGAAGCTATAGAACCTGCAGTAAGTATGTATGTTTTATCCGCACGGTCCAGCCAGCCAGTATCCCAGTACAACGTAGTCTCGTTACTACGCTCTCCGTTCTCATCTACAATACCAAATAAAAACGTGGTATCACGTAGGTAAAAGTCTGTACGTAGTGTAGTAAACAGCTCATCAGGCATTATCTGCAGATCAGGAACATTTATCGATAGAAGCTCGCTGTAGTTCATTTCGTCTGCGCCAAACGAATCTACAGCGCCTACCTTTATGAAGTACATGCCACCGTATTCGCCGTCAGGAAGGATGTGTAAAACTGAAGTTTCTGGACCTTCATACACAATATTGTTGGCGGTAGGTATAAGATCACCGTCGACCAGATCAGCCGCTTTAGCAGCATGTACACGGTAACCTACCACATCCAACTCGTGTACTGGAGTCCAGGCCACGTAAAACGAACGAATAAAAGCCTTTACTTCAATCATACGTACTCCTTAAACCGCTAGCATTTTAGCCGGGGCTGGGTTGTAACAGTCAATCGACTTAGTAGCTGACTTGCGCCCTAACTTATCCACAATAGTTACGCTAACCGTAAACTGCCTGTCTGCATCTCCATCTTGTGCCATAGAATCCTGATAGTTCATCTCGTAGGTATAAACAAATCGTTCTGTGTAAACGTTAGAGCGCCTTTTTACTGCACCGTCAACCCCTGTCACCTCGACGATATAATTAGAAAACCAGGAGTCTGTAGTAGTTGTAGCAGCACCGGAAGTCTCTGACCCAGCTGCTGCAACTTCGTCCCCTATTACTATAGGTTTTCTCCACACTACTATACAGTCCTTACCTATGAACGTTCCGTCATTGAGTTGATTTTCTAAGGATAAGCCAGACACACCTTGTAGAAATAAATCATTAGGGGTCATTTCTGATACCGTAACCGAAGCCCACGGATGGCTGGTGTAGTCGCTAAGAGCGTCACTAATAGTTTGTTTTCCTTCTGTGTACACTGACGTTACCACCACTTGGTAGTCACCTGCTGGTACATCAGCAAAATAGAACCTACCGGAACTATTTATCTCTCCGCTAATATACGTTCCTGTTCCAACTACTGCGTAATGCACTTGTGCAGCTCTCCAGAACGTAGTCTTGGGTGGTTCGTAAAATACGTCTACCCCTGATGTCCACACACCAGTGGTAGTCTGGTAGAAGTTAGTGGTAGCATAAACGCCCTGTACTGAAGATCTTCTAGGATTAGCAACGAGTGAATAATCTCCGGTAACGTAGGCACCGAGGTCGCCAGTACTGTCACACTCGTTGTACAGGGTGGGCTCATACAATACTGCCCCTATCTCACAGGTCTCATCGCTATCCCGCTTTATGGAATTTACTTTAAATTTAGCAATAGCCCCTGATATGTAAATGATGTACTCATCCCCTGCGTCAGGACCTATACCAGTTCCGCTGAGCACAACCTCGGTGATAGCATCACCATCCTGTGTTAATAACCCAAACTCACGCACCCCGCTTAGTGAGCTGTCAAAAGATATAGCGTAGGTAAGGACTGGGTTCATTTCTATTGGTGCGCTTAAACGTACTGTCTTGGTGTTGGAGTCATAAGAAACTACCTTACCTCCATAACCCCATCTTGGCACGTCATGCTGAATGGCTATAACGTCAGTAATAGAGCACCGTAACCCTTTTGTACCTGTCTTAAAGGTCACAAACTTATTGCGCCGTTCCCCGGCTAGCAGCGCATACTTAGCAAGAGACTTAGCCTGGTCGAATACGGTTACTCCTATTAGTTGTAGGGCTTTCTTGCGCTCTTCTATTCGTGCGTTGGTCTGCAGCTCGTACGAATCCAGTTTAAACGAATCCACTTCATAGTTTGTTAAAGGATTAATCCACTGCACTTCGTACGAGTTTGGAATAGCTCGGTAAGACGTGCTGGTCTGTGTGTAATCTTTTATAGATGACATAGTGAATAGCTGCGAAACTGGCTTCTCTCTGTCTATGTCTATCCAGAAAATACCTTCATTGTAAAATACAGTAGCCCTCATGATAGAAGCTATCTGCCCAATCCACTCAGCAGCAGTTTTGGATTGATCTAGTACAATATTTAACGCAAAGCGGGGACGCATTTTATTTACTGGTGTAGCCCCAGAGTCATCTACATAAGACAACCCGGCATCACAGTACTTTGACATAATATAAAAATTAGCTCTCATCAGTCCTAGCTTATTGGAGGCTATTTTGTAATAGTCAGCCAGACCATAGCGCTCGTTAGTCAGGAGGTCATACAGACACCATACTGGGTTATCGGTATGCACAGTCTCTGCTGACATTTGACCATCCCACGGTCCAGAGTACGCTGCGTCAATAGCAGTTGTATTGTAGCTTCCATTTACATACCTGGATTGATACGCGGTCAGCAAATTGCTTGGTACTTTTACTTTTATACCCTTAACGAGTGCGGTTACCGTAGGCAACGACCCAGACAGTTGATCGGTAGCCCTAATTTTAACGCCTAAAAGTGCGGTGTGGTTATAGGCTATGGATGAATATAAAATCTCTGTAATTTCTTTGATGTACACATCATCAGCGTAATCCATATTACCTGTGTGGTCTTCAGTGTTTCGCACAACAAGTACTTCATATTTGGCTAGTGGCAGCTCAACGTCTTGTTCATTGTGCTTTATCGTGCGTAGTATTTCTGCGCGAACTGGCTCACTGGAAATAATGTAGTTCGTATGTACCGCAGTCCATAAAGCGTCTGGTATTGCCGGATTGTACACCCGATAGTAGATACCTACCGACACAGCGTGGGTTGCTTCATATCCGCTGTTATCTGCTTTTAGCTTATACAAACCAGGTAGAGACAATGTAACGTTAAACCCCTGAACTTCTTTCGTAGTTAAAACCCTCGTACCACCAGACGTAGGTATGGCTATAGGAGTTGTTATTTGTGAGCCTACTCTAGGGCGTTCAACAATATTGTTAACTACTCTAGCCTGTGGCTCTACTGCATAGAATTCTGATAGTGTAGGGTAAATAGCCTTTGCCCCTACAATAGTGGCAGATACAGGAGGAACTGTAGATGTCTCGTATTGTAAACTCTCTGAATTCCATACCTGCTCAGAGGCCACTGCTAGCTGGGTTTCTACGTTATCCCAGTGCAGAACTAGTCTGTTTGGGTCATCAGCAGTAGTCGGTACAAACGTGTAAGAATGAGTGTATGCCATAGTTAATGTTTAACCCCCGCCACCGTCGTAGGTAGTAACTTCTTCTGAGGTGACTTCAAGTTTATAAGGCCCAGGATGGTAGTCTGCTTTGGTAAGCCGAGAGGTAAAAATTCCCCTAGAAGAATAAATAGCTGCATAGATTGGTTCGTACTCGCTAAACTCAATTTCTGTATTTACCAGGGGTAAGCCGGATGAAATTACCTTGCGGGATACCGTGGTTGTGTTGGTGATCTTGTTAAACCCGTTCATAACAAGGTTATTGCTGGTACCAGTCTGATGTTCACATACTACTGTGCCGTTGAAAAAAGTTGAGGGCATTTTATTTATCTCAACTGCCTCAACGTTCTCTATTACACCCTCGCTTAATCCTAATTGGTAATACAGGTAAGTGTCATTAGTAATGGACGTAGCTTTAGATGCATCAGCGAGGGTTGTATCAACAGACTCAGTAAATAAGGATAGTACGTGCCCACCCGTACGGTGTGTGCCGTATATGATAGGAATAGGGGTACCTGAAGCGGTAGTGTTCTTGATGCCGGTAAATGTGTATGTTGCTGAGTTATCTAACGAGCCAGAATAGATTGAAGGCATCTCCAGGTCAGTAACGAGTGTACCCATAAGAGCACTAAGTGCCATCATAGCCCCCATTATAACCAAGCCACCAATCAGCATCTCGGCAGTTACACTTATGGCTGCCCAGGTAGTTGCACTCATCATCCCGCTCTGTACCGCAACTTCAGTTATAAATGCCCCTACCGCTGCAGCCTCACCAGCTGGTACGAGCAGCAAGGCTAACGTATCTCCTGGTGCCAGCAAGTAGGAGGTTAGGTCGGTGGACTCAAGAACTTCTGAATCGTTCACACACATGAGAAGTCTTGACTGTGTTTCAGTATCACTCAATAGAACGTATAACTGTGGCAGTGTGTTGAACAAGCTCAGCAATACGCTGTCAAGGCGTCCTGCTGCCAGCTGTAGGCTTTCTACGTGCAGGTGGGACTGTATGTTAAGGTCAAAGGATAATGTTATCACAGTAGCCTTCCATTAAGCGCCACCACCGTCGTAGGTAGTAACTTCTTCTGAGGTGACTTCAAGTTTATAAGGCCCAGGATGGTAGTCTGCTTTGGTCAGGGTTCTAAATCCGTTTGCATATATTGCTGCGTAGATTGGTTCGTACTCACTAAATTCTACGTCGGTATTCACCAAAGGTAGTCCAGACGAGGTTACTTTTCTCGACACTGGGGTGGTATTCATTACCTTTGCAAAATCAGGCATTACCTCTTGTGTTTTACTACCCAGTCGCATGTACTGACTGTCAGGAGCTGTGCTAATTTCGTTATAAAAAGCTACTGGCAGCTGATTTATATGAACATCCTCAATGCCAGCTACTTCACCCTCACTAACACCAAGCTGTACGTACAGGTAGTTATACGACGAAGTAACGTCTGCCCCACTTATGTTTTCAACACCTTCAGCAACTTCGGTAAACAGATTAAGGACTTGTCCTCCGACTCTATGTGTACCGTAAATAAGTTGAACTGGTGTTCCTGATGCAGTGGTGTTAAGCGCTCCATCAAACGTATAGGTGCTGGAGTTTTCTAGTAATGTGCCCATATCGGGCATTTCAGGGGTAAAAAAGGCAGTCTGAATTAAAAGACTCACCCCGGCTATAATAAGATTTACACCAAACTCAGCCCCTATTCCGGTGTACATAAGTACCGCGCCTACTACGATCAGGACTGCAGCGGCTATAAAACGTACCGCTTTACTATCGCCTGTAGGTATGTCTAACGTTAACTCTAAAACATCCTCAGGGCCTACTGGCAGGTTGGGAGCGTCTTCATCAATAAGAAACACGCCGTTTAGTTTAAGGCCTGCCTTTTTACATATCTCGTTATCATTATCCAGCAGATGCACCAGAAGCTGCGGGTACCGATTACACAACTCTGCTACACACTCGCGTACAGACGAGCCTGGAACTGCATGCTCAGCGATAGCATTGGTAAACGCACTGAAATAATTATCTAGTCTTATTATCACTGGTTACCCTATATATGCTGTGTACTTGCCGAGCCCAGTAACCATATAAGAAATTGGCCACCCCTACCCCTGATTTTGTCATGTGGATAAATTGATGCTCGTCAATAACAATACCTATGTGTCCTGGCACCTTGGAAGTGTTGTAAAACAGAATGGCATCACCAAACTGAGGGGTATCCACTAATGTAAAGTTGTACTCTGTGCAAAGATCCAGTATTAAATTCTCGGTTCTCCACCACTCCTCTTCATACTCTATAGAACAGTCAGGCAGTAGAACAGCTAACTCATGCTTGTAAAATAGTTGTAAAAGCCCAAAGCAATCAGCCCCGCTAAACGTGTTACCTCGGTGAACAAAAGGTATCTGCAGGTACGGAAGGGTGTCCATTACAGCAGTATCCTTCTGGAACCGCTGATACCTGGGAAACCGCCAAAGTTATGCTCATTGTTACGCGCCTTGCAACCGGCAAACGTTTTTGGGCATAGTTCCGGGTAGGAGGTCCTGTTTACTTTGCAGGTGTCAGCGTCACCGTATTTCCAGTAGCAGCTGTCAACCATGTAGCGTCTGCGTGGAAGCCTGATGTCAAGATCTATGACAGGATCTAGCTGAAATGAGATAGTCTGCTCAGTAGCCGTGTACGTGTCAATAAGGCCTTCATCTTCTATGTAGGCCTTGTCGTTAGCTGTGCCTCCGTCTGCAGGTAGATTACTGGTGATGGAAACTGTTCCATCTGCGAGTGGCGTATAGATATAGTCAAGTGCATTGGCGTACACAGTCTTTACACTTACTCTGCAGTTACGAAGCCCATTGTAGGCATCCAGATAGTACATGAACACACGGTCAACGTTAGCTATAGTCATCGCTGACTTGCTGATACTGCCATCATCATTCTGTTCTGCAGGAGCCCATTTTAGAGGGAACCTGGTATACAACTGCCCGCCAAATGTGACATCATAATTACTATCCACCAAGTACATCGGCTCTTCTGGTTCCGGTAACAGTACGGTTACCAGATGAAATAGAGCGCACTGCGTAGACTTTTCAGTCTCAGTGGTAAATAAATGATCTAAGGTAAAGTCTGAAGATAGTGGAGATAGTCTAGGCACGGGTAACCACCTTATATGTATTCTTGGTGATGATTATCTGTGGCACTCCAGACCGTTTTGTGTAGTCAATATCTGCCCTTGACGGAGTAGGATCTCCATTAGGGTGGCTATGATAAACGTAGGCTACCTTAATGTTGTACTCTTTAAACGTATTCATCAGCAAAAAATACTGGCGTTTATCAAAGATGAAGCACGAGGCTGAAACTTTAGCTACATTACGAATAGGGTAAATCTGCATATCAGATCCAATTACCCCGCATATTTCTTGGGTGCTGTTAAGTTTAGCCTGTGCTTGTAGTTCTAAAATAAGTTCTTCCATTACAGCCACACCTGCAGTAGTTTTAATTGCACTTTGTAAAGTGGACCTTTAGGTCCGTGAGCAAAATTTTCACCAGTCCAGGTATCCATATCGTAGCGCACCAGGTAGTCTACCTTCTCAATAGGGTGTGTCCAAATAAACGGAGTTATGTTGGTTTGACTAAGAAAGTGATCTCTTAGTGTAAGATACTCATTCTTTAGCAAAACTGCGTAGGCAGGTTCAAATATACGTTTAGCCGCAGACCTTGTTCTACGTTGTTCAAACCCTGCGTCAAAAGATACTATAATAGAATCAACCTTTACTGACTCCTTTAAAGGGCGTGAGCAGTTAGGTAGTTGTGGTGTTAACACGTCGTACACTGACGATACTGCTGTAGGAAAATCTGCCATCGTTTCTCCTTAGTACAAAAAGAGGGTGAGCAATTTGCTCACCCTCATTATATACGTACTAACATGCAGAATTATTAGTTAGTAGCCGCAAATTTAACAGATCTATAGGTAGCACCTCGTTTTGCTATGTCACTGTTTATAACATTTAAAATTTGTGTAGCCTGCTGGCCTGGATCAGGTATCTGATCTCCTTGGGCAATATTGACAATCTGGAGATTGTATTCTTTCTGATCCTTACCGTTCGACAGTGAAGCTCCACCTCCACCAACAACCCCGCCATTAGCCAGTTTTTCTATTTTACCAGCGTTTAAACTGAGTAGAAAATCCTTACCGTAGTAGTCTACCATACTCTTGCGAATGACCACCTCACCGGGCATGAGAACAGTTGGTACAGAGTCCTGACCCGGTGTTCCAATATTGGTTGGTACGTGTCCACCAATATCTTTGAGGGATTTAACAAGCGCTCCATCAGCAAAATGTTGGATGAGCCCTCCGTCGGCCTTAGACTGTGCAACCTGTAACGGACTCATAGGAGTACCACCAGTGCTAGCGCTAGGACTAGTAGTTGGTCCAGTAAAAATACCAACCATCTTTTGCACAGCCCACACCACAAGTAATTCAGCTATATATGTTTGTAGCTTTTCAAGGATGGACTTCATAATACCCTTCAGACCTTCACTAAAGGTAGACCACGCATCTTTTTGCTTGCGAACAGCTGCCTCCTGCGCTTTCAGAGAATCATTCACTTCATCCAGCGCTACCTTCTTATCATTGAGGGTTTTTATCTCCTCTGGTGTCTTGGATGTATTGGCATCAATAGCACTTATGGATGCCTCCAACTCGGTCTTCTGAACTTTTAGGTCGGCAATGTTTTTATTCAACTCCGCAATCTTCTGTTGATCAGGATTGAAGGCAGTGGTAAAGGTGTTGGAGAGCGTTGAAGTCAATCCACCAGTAACTGTGTCAGTTATAGACGAGCCTAGTTGTTTGGTCTGTCCTTTGAAGTCGTCCAGTTTCTTCCAAGCTTCTTGGACTCCTTGGGTGAAGTTACCTAAGAAGGAGGTGTCTGCTTGTTGTGCTGCTTTTATACGTTGTTGCTCAATTAACTGAACCCCAGCACGCAGCTTATCGTTTACCTCTTCTAAGGCTTCTGCATGCTTGTTAGTATAGCTATTAATTGCGAGTAGTTTGTCAGCTTCGCTTTTGTACAAACCATCTTTGTTCTCATTTATGGATGCGATAATATCTTGCTTAATAGCAGCTTGATTATCCCTAAACGTAGTATAAACTGTGTTCTTTTTCTCTTGTGCTTCAATAGAAGCATTAATGCCTTGTACTTCTAAATTGTTCAGTTCTGCTCCGGTCCACGCCAATTCTTTTTTAATTGCAAGAGAAGCTTGTAACGTTCTTAATTCTATATCGGCAGCCTTTTCCGCAGCTATGATAGCGGGCGACCCAGCATTAGACATTAATGACTGTGCCTGCATGGTTGCCTTAAGTTGGTCAGCGTTTACTCCGTCAAGGCGTGCAGAGGTATTCTCAAAACTCTGTAGACGCGCTGCTTTGTCTTCCTTACTGCCTTTCTTTATTTTTGCTGCCTTTAGTTTTTCCTCTAGCTTAGCCTCTTCCTCTACCTGCACCTCTACCCGCTTTGCCTCGTACTCTTTATGGATACTGTCCAGCTCTGCTCCATACGCAGCCAGTAAATCCTTAGTAGTTGCACTCTTGTTCTTCAGGGTTTCTTCAAAGTTTTTCTGCCAGGCATCTTCTTGTTTCTTGATAGCTTCTGCTTCATGTTTGGATATTTCTTTGGAGTAGAACTCTCCTACTTTTTGTTTTTCCTCTACAGCACTTTTGAGAGCTTCCTGTTCTGCGTGGGTAGCACGTCTGGCTTTTGACTTGGCGTATTCTATTCTCTCCTTAAGCTCCTGCTCAGCCTTTGCAGAATCCACCCCTTTTTTCCACTTCCCATTTTCTTTGTAATCTTTTTCTATAGACTCGGTAGCCTGTGCAATCTCTGCAGCTTCCAATTCTTTAAGAATAGCGTCTGCGGCTAGAGCCTTTTTCTGAATATCTTCTAAGCTGGCGGGAATATCTTTTATCTCTGCTTTTAGTTCTTCCAGGTGACTCTTTAAGAGGGCTACTCTAGTGGCAGCGGCTTTATAGTCTTGCGAATTTCCAGCGCCAGCTCCTGATTTTTTACCACTAGGAGACCAATCTCCCACAACTGCTGCATCATCTGCTATCTTCTTCTCATGCTTAAGCAGTGGTACTGGTGACCCATCTACCACTTTAATATCAGGTACCCATGCTTCGGTCTGAGTTTTTGTTTTGCCCTTTCCTACAGACACCAGTGTAGAATCAGCGAACCCTACCGCCTTTTGCTGTGCAGCAATTAAACTGGCATCGGTTAACGACTTTTTCAGTGTATCTACTTCCTTAATTTTATCTTTGTAGGCGTCTGAATTAGATACTATCCGGTCTACGTTCCCACTGAGATCAGTTTCAGCATGTGCCATGCCTTTAGGATTTTGTTTGGCAGCTACTGCCAGCCGATCCCGCTCTGCAGCAGCAGCAGATATTTTGCTGCTAATCTCTGCTACCCTAGAGTTATACTCTTTGGCTGCGTTGCTGGCGTTAGTAAACTTCTCAGCATTTAACATACGCATAATGTTATACTGCTCGGAATACAATTCATTTTCGGATAAAATAGTATTTTGTAGTGCAGGGCTTTGTAAAATTAACTTACTCAATTCCACTCGTTGCTGCGCGGTCATAACCAGTTTTTTGTTACCAAGGGCTGTGGCTTCCGCACTCTTTTCCCCGTATAGTGCTACAGCCTCTGCATATTTCTTCAATTCAGGGTGCTGCCTCTCCGTGGTGCGCCCTATAGACTCCATCACGTTAGCATACTTCTGTTTAACTTCTATAGCAGCCAACTCTGCTTTGGTAACCTCTTCTTGTTCTCGTTTTTGTTTGTTAAGTCCATAGCCTACTGCAGCTATACCACCAACGAGTACTGATATAGCTGCAACAACTGCAAGAATAGGACCTATTGCAGTTGTTGCAGTAATCCCAAGCAGAGATGCTATACCTCCACCAACCGTAGCGGTTCCAGCTACCGTCTTAAGTATTGAAACTGTTGATATAAGACCACCTATGGCAGCAGTAATGGCCACAAGACCAGTTACTGCTGCTAGGGCACTTGGGTTTATGGCGTTGAGTCCGGTTAGCCAGCCCTGCAAAGATTCTGTGGCAGCAATAAAGGCTGGTGCCATTGGTGCCAGTGCGTTAGCGATGAACTCCTGAAACATCTGCTTTACTACGTTCATACGAGCGTGAGCACCTTCCATACTCTTATCGTATGCAATCATGGCTGCGCTTGTGCCCGTTATTTTAGATTCCATCTCACGAAATGCATCCCCACCCAGCTTTAATGAAGCTACGGTGGAACGCCCAACTCTACTCTCTAACGCAGCAAACATATGTGAGACTTGAACACCCTTTTCTCCGGCTTTTCCTAGAGCATTGTTGAGTGTATCTACGATAGCCGGGAAGTCGTTTTTAAGGGGGTCTATGTCTTCCGCCTTAATTCCATAGTATTCTAACAAACTTTTGAGGCGGGCTTTAGGGGCAGCAAACTCTTTTAACATTTGAGACATGCCGGTACCTATAGTACTCGGCTTCACACCAGCCTGTGCCTGTGTAGCGATCATAGCTAGGGTCTTCTCCATAGAGATGCCCAGCTGTGCTGTTTGTGGTGCAAGGTAGTTAAATGCAGTACCTAGTCCGCTTGCTTCAAGTTTAGACTCGTTAAGCGCTGCAGTTAATGCATTAGTAATTCTGGTAGCATTAATAGCCTTGATGTCGTAGTTGTTTTGTGCAGTAGTAAACAGATCGCCTGCCAGTTTTGGGTCTGTCTTGGTGGCAGTAGCAAAGATACCAACTTGCTGTGATACCGCAGGCAACTCGTCTGCTTTAACACCAGCCTGCGCCAGCACCTGCATCAACTGGGCTACTTCGTTGGAAGTAAACCTGGAGCTTTTTGCTATTTCACGTATTGAACTAGCTATAGCATCAAACCTGTCTTTACTCTCTCCTGAGATAGCCAAAATATCATGAATATTCTGGTTAAAGTCTAAGGCTGACTTTGTTGCGTCTCTGAATTGAGCGCCTACGGCAAAAAGTACTGTGCGTATTGAGTAGAATTCTACCAGTCGAGCAAACATATGGCCAAGTACGGATTTAACCCCATTTGTTTCTGCTCCCATCTTCTTGAGAGCCCCGGTTGTCTCGTCTATGGTAACTTTAAATGGAGCTAGTGCAGTACGAAGGTCCCTCAGTTGCTGCGGGTTCAATGCTTTTATCTGCGTAGCAGTCAAACCTAACGAACGATTTATATCTGCTATAGACGAGCTAAGTGGTGGAAGTGCTGATAAGGATGCTTGGAATATATTTCCGCCGCTGCCACTAACTTGTGCATTCTGCTTCGATGCTAAAGCGAAGGCTTTAGCTACGTCTTCAACATACGACTTAGGTACAATGTCTGTACCCACCATCTTAAATCCTTGTTTGTTAAGCCCACTAAGAAGCTCTATCCAAGGATTACCTTGCGCCTCTATTTTACCTTTAGCCCTATCTTTCGCCTCTTTCATAGCCGCAGCGTAAGCGTCAGCTATACTATCTACGTAGGATTTAGGCACAATGTCCGTGCCCACCATCTTAAATCCTTGACTACCAATACCTTTAAGTAAGTCCTGCCACGGATTGCCTTGTGTTGTTACTTGTGCTGCAGCTCTAGCAGCCGCTTCCTTTAGTGCCATAACCTGGGCATTTCCAGAATCAGTTACATATGATTTAGGTACCACTGAGCCGTTGTAGTATTTCTGCCCAGAGTTATTGATGGCAGATAGGTACTGCTTCCACTCCTGGATTGCCTTATCTTGCTCAGCTTTTTCAGCAGCATTGGTATTTTTTATTATAGCCAGAAGCTGCTTGCCGTGCTCCTCTTGCTGCTTGCGAATATTAGCAAGGTAGGCTTGGTAAGCTCCGTCAGCATCCTTGTTGGCGTACCCTGCATACTGAACCTTCAGCTTATCATTAATATCTGATGCCTGCCCTTGTTGGACCCCCACTGTTCTAATATTTTTCTGTGACTTATCAAGGTTCTCCAACTCAACCCTAACTTTTGCGATCTCCCTGCCATACTTGGCAATACCTTGCAGGTCATCATTGAAATTAGCTGATGATAAACTTTTAAGTTTATCAAACGCAGTACTTCCCTGCAGCGTAGAAAAAGACCTTGACAGCTTGTCTACCTGCTCATCCAACCCCTTAAACTTGACTCCTCTATCCAATATGCCTTGTAGTTCTAGCGCTTTAACCTTAAGAACATCCAAGTCTTTAGATGATTTAAGATCGCCCTCAAAAAACTTGTTTGTCTTGTTCTGTAAGCCAGCTAAGGCACTTACATTAAACTGACCATTCTTATCTGCAAAATCTTTTAGCTTTACAAGTTCCTGCTTAAAGCGATTAACGTCTGCTTCCAGTTTCTTTTTAGAGAATATTGAAAACTCGGCATCCGGGTTAGCTTTAAAAATATCGCCAATACCTTTTTTATTACTCATAGCCAATACTTGGCCATTTACTTCTATCATCATATCTTTAAGTTTTGAGAGTTTTGATGCTCCCTGCTCTACCCCCTCAAATTGAAAAGCCTCTTTCAACTTATCCTTGATGGTAGTTGCAGAAACCCCTAAAACTGCCTCCATGCGCTTGGCAATAGAGTTAACCTGCTTGTCTACCGCATCCTGTGTTTCTTTCCCGGCTTTGCCTAACGCATCAGCCTTCTTGTTAACCTCGTCCAGACCTTTGGTTATTTTGGACCAATCAAGTTTAGCTAATTTATCTTGTAATGCAGACACAGCAGTAGTAAGTGCAGCAAACGGATCATTTGGCAGTACTGCAGGGGTTATGATTAGGTCAATACCAAGTCTTTCATTTGCTGACATACACAGTCTCCTTTGGTAACCAAACTGAAAGAGGCAGCAGACCGAGGTCTACCTCCTGTCTGCTGCCTCTTGTTCTTATATACCTGTTTTTTGCGTTAAATATTAGTCGTCTGCTAAGTCCGGGTACAGACGGTTAAAGTCTTCCGAACCGAGCATTATCTTCATCTCTGCTATCTGTTCATCAGTCAAATCATCTAAGCCATCCCCTGTGTCCTGGCCTATCTCACCATCTTCCTTTTTGCTCCCATAGATAGCTCCCACAAGATCTACCAGAAAAGTGCAGAAGGTGCTGGTACGCTCAGAGACTTCTTTGTTCTTCTGGATGTACAAATCTTTAATCTGAGGCCAACTATAATTCCACCCGTACAAGCGAACACGATAAGGATCAAAGTCAGCAAGGCTGTGAATAATCTGTATTATAGTCAGTCCTTCATCATCTTTTACTTTACGCTTTCTTCTGGAAGGTTTGACTGACTCAGCGGTTGATTCATCTGTGTCAGTCGTAGAATAAAATCCTGGATGATCTCAGAGGCTAGTTGGAAAAGAATAATAACGTCTTCTGCACTTAGGGTAGAGCAGTTACCTTCCTTTAGCACTTTGCCGTCTTCGTCATGTTCAGTTAGAAGAATGTCTCCTACGGATTTGAACGAAGTAATAAGCTGCAGAATGTCCTGCTGCACTGCACCCGTAACCGGATCTATGACCCCACCAGAACTGATGAAGCTACTAAATATAGCCTGGGTGGTGTTAAACGGTACTTTCAACGTCTTAGTTCTTCCGTTCAACTGAACTTCATATTCTACCGGTCCTACCTTCTTAAACGGTTTCTCTACCATTTAATCCTCCTTAGATTAACTGCTGAAAGCAGTGTTTTGCATATTCTTATATACTTACTTTGGAGCATAAATTATTAGCAAAAGAAAAGGACCTAGTAAACTAGGTCCTTTGATTTAAACTATATCCTACGGTTGGAGGTTAGTGAGTGAACCTATTCTCTTGATACAGAGGTGCCTCAGTCAACCAAGCATTCCGGTATGCAGCAGCTCCGGTTACTTCGGTCATCTTCAATGCTTCCATTTCATACGAAGTAGAAGCAAAATCGTTTGTAGGTGCAATTTCCGGGAACTTGGAGAAGTTAGTGGAAGGGCACCAGTAGGCGTACAAACTACCACCACGAGTACGGCAAAGTACTTCTACCGGAATAGAAGCAATGTTGCCGTTGTTAATAACTTCGTTCATCATATCCCGCAGCGTCTGGATTGATGCGTTATTGAATTCAAGCGACTCCCAGCCTACTGAAACACTGGTAGAGTCAATTACCTGGTCCGCCACGTACTCCGGGAAACCGCTGGTTAATTTTTTTGTTGATCCAATGTTAAAAGATATCTTAGAAGCTTTCAAACCACCAACACTATTACCGGCAGTCAAAAGACTAAACGGACTCACAATACTTGTCTGTGAGTTACTCTGTGCACTCCCAGACCAAACCGGGATGATCCAGGTATCACCTTCTGCCATCGAGGTAATAGAACCACCCGATACGGACAGACCAGAGGCAGTACCTGAGGCCGAGTTCAGGGCGGTAGAGGTAAAGGAACCTGCTGCCACAGTAATGTTGGTATCCTTGTATCCCATTGGAGACCATACTTCTATGGTAGTAGCGGTGGATGCACGCAGAATAAATGCTCCATCCTGAGCCCCAGTGTAGGTACCTGAAATGGTGAACGTGCCAGTACCTGCATTAAGTGCGAACACGTCGGCTGGTTTAACAACTTCAGTGGTGTTATCAAGGGCTGCAGTTACTTTCTTTGATTTACCTACTGCGGTGATTGGACGAGTAATAGCTGTACCTGCAGGGCGGATGGAGGGCAGACCTACACGAATCTGAGCTACCCCTACAAGAACGCCGGATGCATCTTTTACAATCGGCTGGACGGATCTATCAATTGCCATTTTAAATTCTCCTGTTTAAAGTTAAGTACTACAACCTACATAGGATCTGAACCAGCGTAGACTAACCCCACCGTTAAGCTACGATAACTACCACCTGTAGGATGCTTCACGATTGGAGACAGTGAGGTTTCACTTACCTCAGCTTCCCCTGCTAAAATTCCTGTGTTGTCGTCATAGATATCAATCCTGGTTCCGTAGTTGACGACATTCGTTACGGAATCCACTAAACGATTTAAGATCTGGGTGTCATGTACCCCGGTATCCTTAACCGCTATGTGCAAAAAGAATAAAGCTCTGGGTACTGCTCCTGCTGAATTACTAAGGGTATCTATAGCAACCCACTTAGTAAAATTTTCAAAGTTAAGATAGAACGTAGATTCAAATATCTTCACACCAAAAGGAACTTCTAAACTGTCGTACAGATACTTGTATAAACTTGATTCTATACTGGCAGTATTCATTTGGTTCCCCATTCCATATCAGACACAACACGCTTCCCAATTTCCTTCAAAATAAGTTCTTTGTTCCGCATGATAAGGTCGTTGGCCACCGTGAATAATGCTCTCTTGGTACTTCTTTGTGTGCCTACTACGTTGAAATCACCAAACTCTGCGGTTAATGCGTGATCATAGGCAGCTTTATGGGTAGTACCATCAATACCTGCAAAATCCCCTGCTACCCTGACTGCGCTTTTTGTTGTGCCGGTAGCTTCCCAAATCTCTAGTTCCCACCCCTTAGCCCGTTTAAGTTCTACTGTGGCGTCGGATAGAGCCTCCCACGACACTTGGAAGGACTTGCCCATAACAAGGTCTGAGTTCATGGAACCCCCCTCATGATGAACCTCTCCCATTACACTTTGAATTGCCTGGGCATAATCTGTAAGTACCTTTAGCTTGTACTGGTACACCTTACTTGTAGGGGTATTAACCTGCTTAAGTTTATCCAGCTTTCCTTGTATTCGCTTCAGGTCAGCTTGGTTCAAACTCAGTTTAAACACTACCGGTCATCCACATCTACGTAGCAGGTCCAAACACCAGGCCAAGATACCTTATCAATACTTAGAATCTTGTAGGTATCTCCGTTACTTGAGGTGATGCGGTCTGACTCTTTCACACCAAGCTTGGCCTGAACAAATACACGTACTTTGTTGTGTGCAATAGTACGATCCTGCTGCTCAAGGGTGTCGTACGTCTGGGGGTTGGTAACAATAGGTACGTCAGTAAATAGTACCTGCGGTGTAGGATCTACCACCCTGCCAAATGTGTCACGAGCTCCGTCTGTCCACCTTTCAATGGTAGCAGTTGCGTCACAGTAGTACAGGGCGCAATCTATATAGACGGCCTCACCGTTCAGCATCTCCATCTTCGCTGACATAAGAAAATACTTTTTGTTATCGGCCCTATCCTGAATCAGCTCACCTTCGGTTACCTCTGACGCCTCACAGAATAAGAAACCTTTATTAACTTTTATTCTGGAAAACGACGTAGTGGCCATCTGGTTAACCTGGGCGTAGCCAAGCAGGTAGGTGCCTCTATCGACGTTATATATACGAGGCTTATCTCCAACCATACCCACGGTGCGCTTGATAAAACTCTTTGTCATTCTAGCCATTTTTATCATTAGTAAATGGACACCATTCTGTATCTGTCCAACACACGCTTAACAAGCACGGGAAGCTCTATTGAACTCATCTTAAAGTCAGCTTCTCCAAATTTACCAGCTTCCATGCCTGACGATTCATCCACTATTTTGCGGAAGTTTATTGAGATCAAGTGGTCAGCTGCGTATCCTAGTTCTGGGGGTATGGCACCTTCTGCATACCCAGCATTGAACGTTACATAAATATTTCTCTTACCAGCTGGGAACGTAGTTGTTTCTGCGTACTGATCTAGATACAAGTAACTATCTCCATCGAGGTAGACACTTGTAACCACATCAGTAAACGTAGTTTCATCTTCACGTATCTTTACGTTGGTAACCGAATTGATCGGATACACCTTGAGATCAAGTGTATCCGATCCAGATCCGTTAAAGCGTTTTTCGATATAATCAGTAGCCAGCAGGTTAACCCCACAGTAGTTATTCATAACACCGTCTACGTATGGTATCAGCATACGCACCACGTCTTCTTCAAACGAAGTTAACGTCTCTTTGTTCAGGAATAGTGTTACGTTATCTACTGTGGTAAAGGACATTATTTCTTCCTTATCTTCGGCATTTTTGCTTCTTGGTTTTCCACCTCTACCCCTGGATCTACGTCTACAACGGCTGCGGGTGAAACTTTGCCCCCGCCAACCATTTCAAACAGGTCCGGGAAATCAGCCAACATCTGTACCTTTACTTCTTCAGGAATAGAATACTGATCCGTGCAATCTCCACTGTACATACTACAATACGGGCTGTGGTAATCGCCCTTTGCTCTGAGTTCCATGTATAGTCCTTTCTGGTAAACTACTTGGGAGTCTAGGCGTTGCACCTAGACTCCCTTTATACTTATTAGTAGTTGTACAGAACTGCAGTGGTCTTGGCGGTAGGAGCTGCGATCTTCTCGAAGTCCAGACGCTGTGAACCAATCAGGTTGGTGGTTTGTGAGTAGACGTTGCGGAACAGCTCCAGGCTGAACTCTTTACGATCACCCCAGCTGTAACCTTTTGAGTTAGTAATAACTGCGGTGCTCTTGGTGTACAAGGTTCCATCCATAACACCGGCTGCGTTCAGACCAGCCAGTGAGTCGGCTGCATCAGTAGTAACGCCAGCTTGTGGCAACAGCTCAGTTACGATGATTGGAATACCGTCAAACTTGCCCAACTCACCGTTGCGGATTACTGCATCAGGACCGAAAGAATACAGAGACTGATAGGCACTAAACTTCAACATTTTGTTGTAATCAGCCATGTTAACCAGAATAGCAAGGTCCTTCGGGCTCTTGCCATACTTGCCCATAAGAGCACGAGCAGCCCGCAGGTTGTCTTCGCTGATTCCGCCAGAAGCTGAATCAAACTTGGCTGCTACGCCCATAGCGTCGGCACGAATACCCTTAACAAGCTTACGGGAATCTTCGCCAGTCTTAGCTACTGAGTAGATGGAAGTACCAGTATCACCATTAAGGCACATGGTCTCCTGTGCCAGAGCAAAGCCGTCAATCAGTTGCTGACGAATAAAGTTCAGAGCAGGAACAATGGAATCTTGCTCGAATTCGTCGGTCATTTCGACGATGGACATAATCTTCTTGGCAGTGAACTGGATTTTGGCGGTTTTGGGTTGGTCTTTAGTTACCGAAGTACCTTCAGCGCCAGCCCGTGCGATGATGCGGCTAGGATTGAACGGGAGGGTCCAGTCAGAAGCAGGCATTTGCATACGACCGAACATGCCAGCAATTTCCAGAGCCAACCAGATCTCGGTCTGCAGCTGTGCAGAGAAACCTTTAGGGATGAATTCAGCACCAGTACCTACACCAGTGGTCGTATCAGCAACAACTGCATCAAAAGATGCCTTCAAGTGCAGTGCCTCAGCATAGGTAGGCATTTCTTTGATCTTCTCAAACTTTGCACGGTCAAAAGCACCAGTGTCTGCATCTGTGCACAGAGCCTTGGCAATGTACAGTTCGTCCAAACGGGTAGCTACTTCTTTTTTGGTCAGGTCAGCCCCGCCTTGTGCTTGTACAGCAAACTGTACTTTACGCTCAGACAGTTCCTTCTTGACTTCGTCCAACTTCTCGGACAGTTCTTTAACTTCAAGATCATAGTTCTTTACTGCCTTCTCACGCATAGTTTCAGTGAGCTGAACTACATCTTTCTGCAGTTGCGCAATCATTTCTTCGTTCATCTTATTCTCCTAGTATGTTTATTGGGTTGGCCTAGTGTATTACTCGGCGGTTAGTTCTTTAGTTACCATCTCTGACAATACAGACAGAGCCTGTACGGTCTCCTCAGGAACAGCTTTGGCGTCGTCTTTGCCTTCATCCTCAGAACCTTCGTCAGACTGAGCAGATTCGTCTGCCCCTGCTTCATCAGCAGCTGCCTCACCTTCGGCTACGTCCTTCTCTTGCTCTTCAGTAGAAGCTTTGACCTTCTCCAGCTCAGCAATACGCGCCTCAAGAGGAGCTACGGCTTTTGCCAGAAGTTGGTCAAAATACTGCTTGGTAGAAACTTCTTGCTCTTCGTCCAGCTTTGCTTCCAGACCTAGAGATTTGAAGCTCTCTACTTCAGCAGCACTGAGAAGCTCCTTCAGTGCAATTTTCATTGTTTCTTCTCCCTGTTGGGTTTTATATACATCACTGGTGTGAGTGGGCACCTCAGTGTCAGTATCTTGTTTGGTCTCGTCTTCTGCGTAGAATCCTTGGTTATCATCCAATGACTTCAGTTCAAACATACTCTCAGAGTTGCAAGGTAGTGTAACTATTGAACATTCACGCAACTCTGACTTAGTAATAAAATATACATTGCGGTTGTTAATTTCTTTGTACTCTCCAGCTTTACATGCAAACCCAATACTAAAGGTGCTTAGCAATCCGTTCTGCACCGCGTAGAACAACTCATCTTCACATGCGCCTTTATGTACTTCTGCCTTTATGTGTATACCGTCTTCTTTTTTAGATACCGCGATGGCCTTACCAATGACTTTATCTCTATCGTGGTTGTGCAAAATTACTGGGTTCTTCTTAAACCACTTTAGATCCATCCCGCCTGGAACTACCACTTCACCTGCGCGATCAATGTACACTTGAGAGTAGTCGTCACCCTTTGCAGTACCGAAATAGTTAGCAATACCTTCAATAACCAGGATATCCTCGGTGCTTTCCTTGTCTTCCTTGACCCTGAAATCTAACTGCAGATTGAAGTCTTTATTTTGAAGTTCATTCTTCCTATTCATTGGAGTGCTCCTGTGAATTTTATATACGTTGAAGTGGCAAAAATTATTAACAATTATATAAATATTTATTTATAGATAATAAAACGCCAGGCTATTTGCCTGATTTAGGTTTTGCAGCGGGCTTAGCGGCTGGCTTAGAATCAGGCTTTACGGTAGGCTTCTTGTCGTTTACAGCGGTAGGTGCTGTAGCTCCAGCCTGGTCAGCAGGCATCATTTGATTACCAAAAAAGCTGTTTGATATTAATAGCTTAGAGGCGTTAGGATCTGATGAAGGTGGTAGCCCTATAATACTTCTGCCCTCATTTGCAGTCATAACAGATGCAGCCATCAGTGTGCTTATGTACCGAGCCACACTCTCTTTATCATCTGCCAGAGCCTCTACGGCCTTTAGGTTAAAGCGTATAACCTGCTTACCACCCTTTAGGCTAAGTTCTTTCAGACCACGGTTTAAAGAACTCTCTATTCTGCGAACTAAAGGTATTAGACTGGTGCGCCAAAAGGCTTGCAACGCTGCCTTTCCCTCTTCACCTGACGTGTTATCCATAGCCCCTAGAACTGACTCAGGGCATTTGAAAATGGTTAGAATATCTTCCCTGGAAATACGCTTAAGCCCACTAAGATCTAAATCTTTGATAGGTGAGGTTACCGGCTTATACTTAAGACCACCCTGTAGTATTGCTATCTTAGAGCTGTTGGCAATGCCTCCGTGAATGGCGGTCCAATCTCCGCGCAGCTTACGAAGCAGTGAGTCTGACAGCGTGCTATCTGTCTCTAGCAACCCTACGGGAATAGCTCCGTTCTTAAAAAACGTATTCATAAACTGAATGCGATAGGACTCGAACTGAAGAATGTCTGTGGCTGCTGTTAGTGGAGGGGCTCCATAATATGAATCGTCTACGTCACTATACTTGATATGAATTATTTCTTCTGGCTTGTATGCTACTGTCTGTCCGTTAATGTAGAAGCGGTACTCTTTTATTCTAACGGTTGAATCAGGGATTATAGACATATACTTGGTAGGTAGCAGGTACATCTCGAACTTCTGTTTAGTACCAGAAGTAGCGGGCTCAATGGCTATGAACGCGTTTCCAGTTACGTCCAGAGATGCAACTACTTGTTCTAGAAACTCAAATGACCCCTGATAGGGATTTGGGGTGTTAAAGACCTGGTAGACCTCGTGGTCTTTTACCTCTGCTTCCTGGCCACCCTTCACGTCAAATATTTTGATGCCAAGCCCTGCTATAGCCTCTGCTCTGGCGGTAATAACACCGTAGACTACTGGATACGCCTTAATGGCGTTAAGCGCAGTGTCATAAACAGCCGGTGGAACCCCCGCGCCATACTTAACTTTACCCACACCCTGATACAGTAGAGGGTTACTTCTGTCGTCTTTCGTAAAGTAGTCGACTATTTCACTCTTCTCTGAAAAATCAAGAGAAGAAATTCCTGGCTCTACTTCGTCGTGCTTTACAAAGAAGTCAAAAAACTTGCTCATAGGTTATCCTTATTACAGCTTGACCCAACCGGCCTGCTGTCGCATGTAATCTTCTGTATCTTCATCAGTCGAGTCATCTAACGTATCTATAGAACTCATACTTATTCTACTATTTTTACAGTATGAGAAGATTCCATATCTGAAGGCATCTTGTACGTCCCAGTCAGTCTTCCCTTCACTATCTTTTTCAAATGGCTTCATCCCAGCAGACGCTTGTTCCCTCGTCTGCTCGTCCTGCCCCTTCTTCCAGGTGATAAATGACAACTCTCTGATAAGCTCTTTGCAGCTATTATGTATAAGGAGCTTTGGTTTTCCGGTGACTTCAGACTTCTGCATAAACAAGGTGTTTGCGGTGTTTATGGTTTCCCTCAAATTCTTCTCACTCTTGTTATAGTGAAGTCCATACTCTGACAAATCTGCAATCTGCTGCGCGGCTGCTGGGTCTGCATAGCGCATGTACACGTCTAACCCATTCTCTTCTTCAAAGACACTAATGTTTTCTGCGTGTACTGGTGTAACGGTTCTATTCTTAAAGTACTCCCCAAACACCAAAATAGTATCCAACTCTTCCGCGTCTACAAACCATATGGAAGCAAAATAGTGTGCGAAGCCTGAGTCAACTGAATTAACGGTAACGTACCCACCTGTTAAGTAATTCCTCCACTGGGGGAAGTCTTCGTCTGTGTACACACACGTAGTTTTGTCAAACTCTGAGTATACGTGACCCTCTGAACTTACGAACTCACCCAATACTTCCTGTCTATACAACAAGTCCGGTAGTGATTCTTTCATCTCCTCCAACACATTTCGTGGTATTGTTGGGTTGGTGTGAGTAGGAGAATTTATCCCAAAGTACTTAGCCCACTTAGGATCATCGGATATTCCGCGCTGGTAATACGTCTCTAGATATCCTGGAGCTGGCGATGAAATGAGACAAATTCTGCTGTACGGCGCAGCATCAAACGTCATCGGCATCAGTACTTGCTCAAGCAAAGTGCGGTTAAACAAACGTGCCTCATCTAGAATAAGCAGTGTTACTGCATCACCAAGCTTTGACTCTACGTTATCGTTTGACGCAATCTTAATGGAGCTGCCGTTCTCTAGCTCAAGCTCCATATCCCTGTAGCGATCCACAACCAGCTTTATTCCGAGAGCTTTTATGATGTCATATATTTTCTTGAATATAATCGAGCAGTTATCAAGGGTGTACGAGACAATCATGACTTTACTATTTGGCACCATCAGCTCTTGAGCACCAATGACAGAGCATATAGTTGACTTGCCCCACCGTCTGCCTGCAGCCACAACAAACGTATTGTATTTGTACAAGAATGTTAATCCAAGTGCTTTGGCCTCTTCATCCGGCTCTATGCGCTCTTCATACGCGCGAAGAAAGGCTTCTTGTCCTGGATGTGGATCTTGAAAATCTACACCAGGTAAGTCTTCTATTATTTTCAAGAAGGCGTAGATGTTAATGCTGCCCTTAAACTTGAAGTACTCAAGTATCTTTGGGCTCTTTCTAACTTTTTTCAAAGTACCCCCAATAATTCATCATTCAATTATATACGAGTTTTTAGCATTAATTATTACTGTGCGCCTAAACCGGATAGACACCCTCAGCATACCCACCATCAAAATCTAGCCAATCACACCGGTGTTTCTCTCCTAGACTGTACTCTTCACCACAGATCTCACACTTTATCACGCTACATCTCCCCTACCTGGATTACCGGCTGTTGGTTAGCTATGCTGTGCTTTAGCAAACTCTCTAAAAGGTTCGTATAGTTTGACTGCCCCACTCCTTTATCTTCCCCGGTCTCTTTACGTATCTCAGCAATTATCTCCAGACCGTCTTTTCTACTGAACGTATCGTACCCGTCCAACTCAGCTTGATCTTCCCTAGCCTTTAACGTCTTCATGAGCAGCTTTAGCCTGGAGGCTTTGCTGGTCTTAGCAAACTCCAGCACTATGGAGTTTACATACTCATTGAACTCAGCGTTCTCCAGCCACTTGTTGATCACAGCAATAGGTATCTTCAGGTCTTTTGATATGCGGGTCTTGGTCTTACCTGAAAGTGCCAATTCCTCTGCCACCTTGAACTTCTCTATACTCCACTGCACTGGCGGCATCTTTGAAGCTCCGTACGAAGCGGTTTCAAACTCTTCCAGTTCTCCGGCACCAAGAACTGCTGGTAATGTCGTTTCACTCACAATTTACACCTCGTTTATTATGTATATCTGAATAGTAATAGTCGCGAAAAAGTTCAAGGAGGTACTTCAGTGTATTTGCTACAGTGGCCTGTGACACACCTAGCATCTCGCCTATCTCTACCTGATTGATTTTGCCGCCATAGACAAACAGCCTGAATATTTCTGATTCCCTAGTATTTAGTTTAGTTTCTACGAAGGTGATTACGTCGGTATTAAAATCACTATGAGGGTCGTCTCTGTGGGCCTGCTGCTCAGCAGCCATTTCATTTACAAACATGTCAGGAGAGGCTTTTTTAAAGCGCTCCTTACGTAACGCACGCCATAAACTGTCATCATATTTACGCAAATTGGTATTATCTTTTCGTACACGCTCAAGTGGTATCTGTTTCATTAAACCCCCATAAAGAATATAAAAATCCTAGTATGGATAAGTATACCATAAAAAATCAATTTGTCAAGCTATTAATTAAAATAAATTATTTTATGTATAGAAGTAACCAGTAGCACATTTTTACACAAGGAGCAGATATGCCACTCGCAGAATTTACGTGTAGTAATTGCGGTAAATCCAGAGAAGTACTGATTAAAGACCCCAAGGGTGACCTTAGGTGTGAATGCGGGATACTGATGACCAGGCAGATAGGAAAATCTAACTTCTCACTGAAAGGAAAGGGTTGGTTCAAAGACGGTTACTCAAACTAATTAAGGAGACACAATGAAAGATTTCGTACTTGACACCAACGTGATCCTGCACGATTCAAACGCAATATTTAAATTTGAAGAAAATAATGTCCTCATCCCAATGACAGTAGTAGAAGAGCTGGACCACTTCAAAAAAGAAATGAACGAATTAGGAAGGAACGCCCGGTTCTTTTCCAAGAAGATAGATGAGCTTAGAGCGCAAGGTTCAGTAGCAGAAGGTGTTCTGGTTAATAACAAGGGTGGGTTACTCAGAGTAGTTATGTGCTGTGCAGAATCCTTAACACACCTCCCTCCAGAGATGGACCACAACCTTCCTGACAATCGTATTCTGGCAGTTGCCCTACACAACCAATCACACAGTGAGAATAAAACCGTACTGGTCTCTAAAGATACCAACATGCGTATCAAGGCTGATGCATTGGAATTGCCTGCTGAGAACTATAACAACGATAAGGTGGAAGTGGAGAGTTTGTACACGGGTATTCTGTACGTAGCGAATGAGGCAGAGATTCCCGCTCAGGAATATTTGCAGCCTAACCAGTACGTAGTGGTCAAAGATGCCTGTACGGGACTTATTACCAAAGAGGGAAGGTACGATAAGGGTCTGGGAGAGATAGTGCCTCTGAGGGACGATCTGACGTCTTGGGGGCTGGAACCTGTTAACGATGAGCAGCGGTATTTGATGGACTTGCTGTTGAATGATGATATCAAGTTGGTTACCGCAGTTGGTATAGCTGGAGCTGGTAAGACGCTTGTGGCTCTTGCCTGTGCATTGAGAAAAGTTACTGATGACTTTGTGTATCGTAAGCTGCTTGTATCTAGACCCGTAATGCCTATGGGGAAGGATATTGGGTATCTGCCTGGTGACATAGGGGAGAAGCTTTCACCTTATATCCAGCCTATCAGGGATAACGTGGAATTTCTGGTGAGTGGTAGTGCTCCTACGGTAAAGCTGGCTGGTAAGAAGAGGGGTAAGAAGGTCAGGGAAGAGGAAGAGAAAGAAGCTGGGTTGCTGGGTAATGGGTATTCTGAGTTAGAGGCTGCTGGTATTATGGAGATAGAGCCCCTCCTATACATTAGAGGACGCTCGATTCCCAATGTAGTGATGATAGTTGACGAGGCACAGAATTTGTCAGCACACGAGGTGAAGACGATTATTACTAGAGCTGGAAAAGGTACCAAGCTCATCTTCACAGGAGACATTGAGCAGATCGACGCTCCATACCTGGATGCATCATCGAATGGGCTCACTTATTTGATCGACAAGTTCCAAGACCAGAAAATCGCTGGACACATCACACTCGTAAAGGGTGAAAGGTCAGAACTGGCTGAGATAGCCACACAGATCCTCTAACGTGAAAAAAAAAAAAGCCCTGCAACTTGCAGGGCCTCACTTCATCTATGCTTCCATCCTAGCCGCCTCTTGCGGTTTGGCTGCCGCAGCAGCTTTTATCATGCCGTAGAGGGATATCAGCGCTGGTATGGTCTGCACAGTTACCACCAGTGCAAGAAAACCTGCGAATGCAAGTACGAGGATGCCGCTATTGTAGGTGAGGGACGTATCAATAATCATTTGAATTCTCCTTAAATTTTAACTGTTTTAGCTGACGGTGCCAAGACACCCTTCACCATACCCACGAAGGTAATTACAGCCGGTACTGCCTGAAACATAACAACTACCGCTGCAAATCCTGCCAATGCCCAAACCAGTATATTTTCCATGATGTGCTCCTTAAGATGTAGACGTCGAAGTTCATACTTTATATAAGCATATAGTGTGCCAAGTGTGAGATTTATTTATTGTGTTGGTATATAAGGAGTTACTTGCTTTTTAGCGGATGGAAAACTGGAAAAGTGTATGAGAAAGGTATTTTCTGGCTAAAACGTATAGGTGAAATAGGCGGTGGGTGGTTGAGTTTTGAAAAGGTGGTAGACAGACTGGTAGACAGGATAAAAAATTAGCCACCTACATTTTCATGTAAGTGGCTAATTTCATTTGGTCGGTGCGAAAGGATTCGAACCTTCGACCCCTAGACCCCCAGTCTTAAAAGTATTGATTTCAGTAGTTTTCATATTAGTTCAGTAGCGCTCACTGTCATTTTATTTTGTGCTGATTTTACTTGATTTTTATTCAAAGATGTTTTCAAATGCATTCAGTAGATTTCACTAGCAGCCACATTCAGGGTGGTATACAGCTGGTAGACAGGAGTGCATATGGCGTTTACGGACTTATTTGTAAAGAACCTAAAGCCAAAGGTCAAGCGGTATTATGAAAATGAGGGAAAGGGCTTCTGTGTTCTGGTTCACCCTACCGGGAACAAGACCTTCTACTTCAGGTACTCCATTGGTGGAGTGAGAAAAATAAAATCACTTGGGGATTACCCACAAACCTCTCTGGCAGAGGCACACACAAGATACTACGAGGCACAATCGTTGGTGGGGAGAGGCATAGATCCTTCAGCTCCGCCCCCTACCCCACCACCAGCTCCAGAAGAAAGGACCGTAAAAAGTGCCTGCACTGAATATGAGGACTGGTCGAAAGAAAACCACTCTTCAGATTGGGCCTACATAATTAAGAAAACCATAGCCAAGCATATTGTCCCAAAAATAGGTGACAAGATCATCTCATCGGTGTCGCGGAGAGACGCTATAGAGCTGCTATCCTCAATAGAAGGTGCTGGTGCAAGTCGTAACGTGTACCGTACCATAAGGGGTGTATTCCAGTATGCAGTTGATAGAGAATATATTATAGCCTCTCCATTTACCCGCATGGCTCGACCAGTACCTTCGCTCGTACAAACGGACAGAAAACGTGTTCTGTCTCCTACGGAACTTAAAATTGTGTGGCCTAATCTTATTGGTGGGTATGGTACTCAAGTTGTAAGGGAAGCAATAATGATGATCCTGATAACTGCTCAGCGACCAAAGGAGGTTGCAGGAATGCACTCTGACGAGATTGAGGAAGATTGGGACGGTGATACGTGGTGGACCATTCCAGGAGAGAGAACGAAAAATGACCTACCGCACATGGTGTATCTGTCTCCTATGGCCATAGAGCTGATAGGCAAGAAGAAGGGATATATATTCAAGGAGGAAGGTAGTGATGTACCCGTAGCTCGGCATGCCTTATCCAGCCTTGTTGCAGGAAAAACTGCTACAAAAGAAAAGTACTACGGACTTCCAAGATGGACCCCTCATGATTTACGCCGTACAGCAAGGACAAACTTTTCAAGGATGGGAGTTCCGGTTCCTGTGGCAGAAGCAATCCTTAACCATGCCAAGGAAGGCATGGTTAAGGTATATGATCTTCACGAATATAAGGATGAGAAGAAGAAGGCTATGCTGATGTGGGACAAGGAGTTGCAGAAGTTGTTGGGTTAGCCAGTAGTGGCTTCACTGTATACACAATCCTGGCAAATGTAAACATACACATAACACCCGTAGTTTTCTATGTCTACGTATAGACGTTTACACGGCATCTCTCCGTGACCATTAGGACAATCCATATTATTGCGCCTCCTCAGGTGCAGAAGTTGTTGGGTTAAAACTGAGCTACCTTACTATACTCTTTTATAACATGCCAAATCAGTTTCTCTTCTGCCGTTGCTTGGCAGGACTCAAACCACTGATCCACTAAGTCGAATAGTTTCTTATCCGTGGCCTCTACGTAGAGCATGTACGTGCCTCCTCAGGTGCAGAAGTTATTAGGCTGAGATACGCCTGTCTGTGCTCACAGTTTGAACTTATAATTTCTTTGGCAGTTTGTCTGGTAGCTTCAGCCCAAGCTGCTTTAGCATTTTGATACGCTTCAGGCGTGGGACAAGGATCGTAGTTGTCTTGGAATTCTTCAAATGTCATGTGTGCTCCTATCAATCAAAGTTCACTTAGTTTAGTGGCTTTAATTTGTTTTTCACAATACTTCTGCAACTTCGGGTAATCAACTCCGTCCCAGTTGCTAAGCTCTTTGAGAACATGCCACAGCATCTTCTCCGCTTCTGCCGTTGATTTGCACGAATCAAACCACTGGCCCATTAGTTTGAATACTTGTTTATCTGCTATCTCTGCGTAGAGCATGTAGGTGCCTCCAATGTCATACCTCACCCCGCTTAATCCTAGCTAAATCTTCCTTGATGTAGTTGGCGGCTTCGTCAGGGTCATCAGTCCAGTACACATCGTCAATACCGTGAACAAGAAATGTGGCCTGAGCCCAGGTATTTTCTGTAGTGTCATAACACTCTATATCTAATATACGATTGCGAGTCATCGTGCCTCCTCCAGCTTAACGTCATGGTTATCATCCCAACACACATATAGGATTTCATTTTTACGCTGATGGGCCAGCCAGGCATAGTTGTTTATCCCTGCATGACTAAATGGACTAATGGTCTTATCTGCTGGATCATAAAAATGAAAGTACTGGTACTTCTCCCAATCCTTAATTATGTCACCGCAGGTGACCTTCTCCGCTTTCCAGGTAGTGGTTTCTGTGATGGTGAACATTAACGTGCCTCCATCCAGCTTGCTACGTCCGAAGAGGACCACCCGATCCTCTTTGCCGACAATTTACGACAGGCAGGGAAACTTCCAGACTGCCTCAAACGCCACAGCGTAGCGACACTAATGCCTAGCGTTTCTACGACCTCCTTTACACTAAGCATTTTTGGCATCGTTAGCCTCCTCTTGCATATTGAACACTAAGTAGTCGTAAAGGTCTTTTGTGGTTATTAGAGACCACTTGCGACCGTCACTAAAGGTGATGACCTTCTCTACGTTCTCGTAGAGCCACCAGCCTATGGTGTCGTTCTTGTCGTGGAACAATTCCACTAACAATGCGACCATAGTTTCCTGAAGGTCGGCTGTCATATTCCAGGCATATCCATCTAAAACCTCGCCCAGACTGGTTTCCCTATTTTGTGCATCCGTAAGTGATGTTATACAATTGTTGAAGGTGTTGAATTGGATCATGATTTCCTCCATTAGAAAATTATAATTATTTTGTTGTTGACAGACTTTTTGAAATATGCTACACTAGAACCATGTTCGCCGGAAAAAATAAACATAGATCTATATAGGCAATTATTTCCGGGTTACTACTTGGTTCCATGTAGTGGTTTTAGCCTTTGAACTAGGAAATGAACCGTTTAGAAAATTTGGTCATTTCCTAGTTGAGTAGTGTATAATCAATCCCACCAGTTCCTAGACTTCTCTTTCATCATTGACCACAGCTTCTCTTCATCTGCTTTAAGCTCCTTCTGCATTGCTGAGTTACCTCCCTTCACCCAGTCATACTCTTCGTCCCTGATCCTGCGCAGAAGCCTGGCACATTCTTGCATTTCAGCTGCCACCTCTTCAGCTCCGCACGTTATGCCGTGGGACCTGTGATACATAGCCATGTTTTCCAATTTAACCTCTAGCAGTGTGTAGAGAAATGCCCAGTCCCAATCTCTGTCTTTGTAAATTATACTTTTCCATTTCCATAGGTTTTGTAAACCATACTTTACGTTACATAGCATTAGGATCTCCAAACAGACATACTAGCCTACAGTACAGATTACGAGGTAACCATAACAATACTCTAGTGTCGCGCTGCATCTCCACCCACAAATCTTCAAGTAGCATATACGATTCTTTTAGGTCTGTTATTTCTTCCACAAGTTGGGTAGTAGCCACAAATTTATTCATCGTGTACCTCTGATCTTATTTCGTTTGTAAGGCACGCTTCGCACCTAACCCCAGGGCTCTTACTTACTTCAAATAGTTCACAGTAGTCACCTCCAACTGAGGCAACATTCTCCATAGATTCGCGTTCGCAACCCATGCACTTAATACCGTCAAAGCTTACTTTTACTCTTACAAATCCCATTCTAAAACACCTCCATAATTATTTAGGGGTAAATCAATATAGACTTCTATACATATTGTCAACCATATATTAGTCAGGATTAATTTTGTTTCCTACCTGCTCCTACCTTACCACACACATACGACAGAAAACGTCCTTTTCAGTATTATCCTTAGTTTACAGCACCTTGCATGTTCTTAAGTAAGTGCATGGCCTGCATGTCGTACTTAACCGCCTGTTTGACCTCACTTACGAATAAGTCAAGCTCTTCTTTCGTGAACACATACGCAGTAGCTGAGTATTTGTAGGATTCAGGCTCTCCACTCTGTAATAGCACCTCGGAAGGTTCTACTGTTACGGGTAGCGAAGTTACCACCTGCTTACCGAAGTTGAATGCCATAGAGTCAACTACGTAATCCTCAGCACTGTACTCGTCTGTGACTGGGTACACCTTACCAGTCTCCAGTAAACAATTTACTGTGATACACAGCGGTATTGTCATCCCCACAACTCCTTGCTTGGGTGCCTATCTTCGTGCCCAGTGAACAATTCCTCTAGTCTAGAGAGTCGTTCTTCCAGAGAAAGTAGGGTTAAGCTCTGTAGAAACTGCTTACGTTCCTTCTCTTTCTCTTTAACCCTGCAGTTAAAACACGTTTTATGTCTCCCATAGTCCCTGAAATCAAGATCTCTGCCACAAGCTGCACAAGTGGCTATTTCTTCGATATTTGGCCAGTTTCTGTCCATATTATGTCCTTTTTTGTCTGTATAGACGCTATTTTATACAGTTTTAGGTGTATTTTTACCTACTTTATAAGCTCCACGAGGCAAGAAAACGTACTTTCTATGTCTGAAAATCCACTAGAATCGGCATATTCACACGACATAGCGTACAACAAGTCTCTTTTAGGGTGGTCTTCAACACCATATTCTTTGAACAAATCTTGCGTAAAAGACTCAAGTAATAGCTTACTCTCGGCATAGTAAGCCTTCCTCTGCGTATTATATTCTTCTTCGTTAACGCAGACGTGCTGTGAGCACACTTTTGCTACGTGCAGGCGCGACCCAAGTGAGGCCTTGTAGTCTTCCAGCTGCTTATGCGAAGTAAACTTGTGTATTACTTCACCTTTGTCATACACGTAGTACTCATATATTTTGCTTGGGTACTCTACGGTGCTTTTGTATTTTTCTAAGTTCATATGTTACCTCTCAAATAATAATCTCTAAATACAGTTGCTACCCAGAATGATATGATAGTCGCCCACCACCACCAATCTTTAACTGAACCTCTAGTGCCTACCCCCACTATAACTCCTACAATAATACTTGTAATAATCAATCCGCTGCTCATTGCATACCTCCTTTACAAACCTTCCTATGGGCCTTCAACCACGCCCACGCGGCACGCGTATTATCTGCCACTGTTCCATCTCCATGTGTAAATATCCCTAAACTCCGTAGCTCCGTTCACACCTATACTAACTGGAGCCAAGTCCCTGGTTAACGTAGGTCTGATACACGGAAGAATCTGCCCAGCAGGAACCTCTTCCAGCGATACGTCCTCTACGTACACCTTCAGAGAATCGGTATTGAAATCCCAATCCGCTCCTATGACCTCAGTCTCTACTGGCATCATTAGGGCACGTTTCAACATCTCTGTCGATAACAGAAAATATGCTCTGCGACTCATTTTATCTCCTTACAGTAACCAACGCTGATATAGTTCGAAGTCACGCTCTTTAAACTTACGTAGGATCTCGGTGAACTTCACAATTCCCTTTTGCGTAAAGTAGGACGTGATAGAAACCCCTGAATGCAGTCCAGTGTCATACGGAGTCTCTTTGGTATCCATTAGCTTACTGTCCATCATACCCGCCGAAGGCATATTCTTGTTAGCCCGATCACTACGTAAAAACTTGTTAGCACGTAGCCAGGTATTGAACTTGAGTGGTTTAACACCAAACAACTTAGCTGCGGTAGCCAGAGGAATAAGATTATCAGCCTCTACAATGTCGTCATAAACTTTCAGCTTAGGCTTAGCTTCTTCCAGTTGGTTTGAAACAACCTGGTGCTCTATAGCCAGTTTCTCTTTTGCTTCCAGCGCAGCAGCGTAAGCACGGAGCGCCTCTGGCAGCGTTTGTGGTATCTGCTCTTCAATAGTGTAGGTTCCAGATTTTCTAAGTGCAGGTAGAACCTCATCGGTGACCCAGTCTTGAAATCTGGTTGCTGATTCAAGTCTAGACCGCATAGTAAGACGATAGACATCTCCTTCCGGTATAATAGTTATTCCTCTGGGGCTATTTGTCAAAGGTCGCGATTGGCTACCTTTGATAATAGTGGCGTGTTTACAGTGATTTATGATAGCATCCTGTGTGTTTGTGTACCCTAATGCAGCTGCCACGTCTGCTGCCACAAACCAGGCATCATTATCATGCAGCACTGCACGTACGGCACATCCATCAAAATTAAATACATTTGCTACTTGGCTCATAAATAATTATCCTCCTATAGATAATTGTAGTTAAGGGTAGGCCCAGAAAGTTATTTAAACTCTATGGGCTAAAAAATTATTTGGTGACCTCTACTGAGCGCTAAAGATCACCTATGAAATCTACTGAATACAACTCGATAATAATATAGAAGTAGATAGTGTGTCAAGCTAATTCTGACAGCTCATGAATAAAGTTACAATTAACATAAGCCTTGTTCCAGTGCTTTGGTGTTAAGCTCTCCTACTGTTGAGGCAAAAGCCTCGGTTCTGTAATTACCATGCCAGTGAGCTAGCACAGTAGTGTTCTCTGGAAGTTTGCATAATTCTTCAAACCTACAGGTAACTACTATACTGTCTGGTAGTATAGCAGTAAACGTAGAATCAGCCTTGTGTGAGATCTTCTTCTCGAACCTAAATTCACTACCAACACGTACTTCTCCGGTTATCTTCATACTGTCTCCTTACCTACTCTAGTAATGCATCGTTTCACTGTCTCGCACGCCCACACCCCTTTTCCAGAGGGTGTAGGGTAGCACTTGGTATTTAGTTCAGCTGCCACCTGAGAATAGTTCATACCTTTAGCAACATGATACTGAATAACTGGGTGCATCCTGTCCGCAAACTGATAGGCTGAGTCTTTCTTTCTGTTGTTCCATTCTGTTCTATGAGGTGCCGACACCTCTGCTGTAAGCTTCTTATTTTTAGGTCCGAGCTTAACTCCGCGTTTCCTAAGTTGGTCAAGTGCTGCCTTTGTACGTTTTGAAATAGTATCTGCTTCCCACTCTGCTACGGTGGCCAAGAAGAACAGCATGGTCTTATCGCAAGTAGGCAGATCTAAGGCAACAAAGTTAACCTTGGACTCTACCAGACCGGAGATGAAGTGAACATTTCTAGACAGACGGGAAAGGGTGGCTATAACAAGTGTAGCGTCCTGCTGTTTACACATATCAAGCGCCATGTGCAATTGAGGACGCTTACGCTTTTTAGTCCCAGTCTCGGCTTCCGCATAGGTACCAATAACCTCTGGGTTACTTTGCGTCTTCAGGAAGTCATTGATAGCTTCTTCCTGGGCCTGCATGCCCAGACCTTTGATACCTTGCTTATCTGTAGATACGCGGGTGTAGAGGACATACTTCATTTAGAACTCCTTTCTTAAGCTTCCGGCAGCCAGGTCAGCCCACAACCTTTCTTCTTCCTGGTACTCCTCTTCGGTAAGTACAGATATTCTGTCAAACGCTACCTCACTAGGGAAACCTTGGGCTAGAAGTCGGGTAAGCACGTCCTCATGCCAAGCCATACGTATGTCCTCTACTTCTTCAGAAGTGTACCCTTCGGCCATTAACTGAGCTCGTGATATGGTAGGTCTAATTATCCAGGGGCTTGAAGGTATTTCTTGGTTCATTTTTAGGTTCCTTTCTTATTTAAGTTAATTTATTTTTATGAAATTTTGGAAAGCCTCTCTAAATCTTACCGCGTGCTTGTCCGCGTCTTTCTCCCACATACGAGAGCCATGACCAAACAGGTTGTACTGAAACTGTTCTACGTGCCTTAACTCATGGTAGAGGGTGAATAACCAAGGACCTCTGTATTTGCCGTGGTTAACTTCCACCTTTGTACCACAGGTGTGACACACTCCAGCGCGTTTTTCTCTTGGGCCTTTCTCCTTAAATATAATAGTCAGAGGCTTCTTCAAAGTGAACATGTGGGTGGTAACAAAATTCGCTATGTCAATGAACTCCTGGTCAGGAGGATCTACAAGAGTTAGCATTGGGTTATTGGGTATCATAGTTGGACCCTTACCTTTAGTTTAGTAGTTGTTCCGTAAGCGACTTGAGAAGTTGTTTAGCTTCTTCTTTAGAGACTACAATGGTACTTTCTCCCACGTTAACCGAAATTCCATCTTTTACAATACGATCCATCCCTATGTATTGTAGAACCCACCCACGTACAAGCTTGTTTTTGTCGGTGCCTGTCATCTGCGCTTTAGTCAGTAAGCAGGTATGTTCTTCGTCAGAAAGTCTGACTTGCAGTAGCTGCTTCCTAGTGCGCCCTCCATCTACCCGCTTCCTACCCCGTGTTTCTGTTTGTTTAACTGTGAGTTCCATTGGGAACCTCCTTTTTGATTGATTACAGCTCGTTTATAGCATGACTTAGTATGTATGTCAAGTATTATATTTTAAATAACTTTAAAAAATATTTTAGGTGCGTGAGGACGGGTTAGGGCAGTATGGTGTTTGGTGTGGTGAAAGGACCGCCGGTACCCTTGCCAGTCATGGCAGTACCCTTGCCAGTCATGGCAGTACCCTTGCCAGTCATGGCAGTACCCTT